GCTTTACAATATTTCTCTAAGACTATGCTTAAGGGAAAACCATTAAAGAATGTAGAGTTTAAAGGAATATTGATAAAAATTATAGACTTAGAAATAGAGAATGAAATTAAGATTTTTCCTATGAGTTTAGCAATTCTATATGATGAGGCTATAAAAAATGATCTACCTGAAATTATAAAAGTGATAACCGATATTATCTTTTCTTATAAAGAGTTATTTCTGGATTGGGATTGCTTTAATCTTTCATATTTTAAAGATTTTAAAGATGATCTGCTGAATTGTTTAATTGAATTTATTTATCAAGATATATGGGAAGAAAATAATCCATTTATTCATTCTTAAAATTATCCAGGAGCTGAATAGAATTAAAAGTAATAATAATTCCAGGAGGAAAAAAAAAAGAAGAGAGCCTAAAGTTTTTCATAGTTCAGCTCATAAGAATATATGGTATATCTCCCTTTACATAATCTTGGTTTTATTAGGAATAATTATTTTCTTCTATTCAAACACAGAAAACAAGTATTATCAAGAGGCTAATGTGTTTTTCTGGATTTTTGTAATGATTCAAGTATCAGGAATGAGGAAAGGATTATTCAAAAGGCCTGAGGCTAATAGTTTTTTTGCCTCCTGGAAAGCTATAGATATATGGAGCCATTTAGCAGGAGGCTTAGCTTTCTATTTTTATACAATAGTTATTTTTGATTTTGAGATTTCTCTTCCTGAGGTTAAAAGTATATCCCAATTCTTGACACTAGTTTTTTCTCAAGAATCAATCTGGATTACTTTTCTTTTTGTTTTATTATTTGAATTTATAGAATTTACTTTTGAAATGGCTAATCGAATGTTTAATAAAAAATATCAAATAACAGGCTCCTATACCAAATTCATATCAGAGCCATTACCTAATATTATCCAAGATGTTATTATGGGAATAATAGGCATTGGAATAGGCTTTTTATTCATTTATTTTGGATTAAATTTTTAACTTAATCTTTTTATTTTTGTAAAATAATGTATTAATTAGAAAATTTAAAATGATTAATATGCCTGGACCAAGAAAAATAACTCCCATCTCTGAAGTTTATTTATGGAAAAATCAATTATGGGTTTTAGGTAGAACTTATGCCTGGAGTCTTTATAGATTCTATTCTAGCAAATCAGCCTCATTAAAAGGGATTGAAAGTGTTAAAAAAGATTTTCCTCAGAGTGCTAAAATGAAATCTTTTAGAACTTTAAATGGATATGCTGTTTTTCAGTTAGTAAAGAAAGAATATAGAACCTTAGCTATTTCTATAAAGTTAGATGGGAAATTATTAGATACTAAGGCCAAAATAAAGAAATATGATTTAAGAAAACCAAGAAGAAAATAAGTGAGTGAAATGAGTTCTAGAGAGCAATTCGATAAGGATATTAAAGAAACTATGAAATTTGCTAAGGAATTTATATTACCTATTATCAACAATAAAATAAAACAAAAGCTAAAGATTTCAGGAATAGCAAATATAGATTATAGCAAATACTCAGGATTAATTAACTCAGGAACTTATAGATATAAATCCATTTTGGCTAAAGATGTAAAGTATAAAGGTAAAACAGGGAAAGTTCAATTCTATATTGGAAAAATAAGGTATCCTGGAAGAATATATTTACTAGCATGGATTCCTCAAAAAACACCTAGTCATAATTTCCCAACTCAATTAGGATTTAAACATTTTATCTTTAAACCTGCTTTAACTAAAACTCCCCTAAAAGCCTTAAACATCGATCCTGAAGTTAATTAAGAATTAAACCTAATCTTTTTATTTTCATATTCTATTTTTTATTTAAAAAAAAACTTTTTATTGATAAAACATGAGTGGTTATCAAAGCAGGAGATTAAACCCTAGAAATTGGAGTGGTAATCAAAAAAAATTAGTATATTCTTTAGGAACTGTAATTTTTCTAGGAATTACTGTTATTCTAGGCCTTATGGTATTTCTTAGTGTATATTATCTAATAGCAGGTAATTTAGACTTTCTCTCTGATATTGGATTATCAACTGTTATAACAGCAGAATTAATTAGCATTGAGGGATTAATAACTATGCTAGTATTTCTATTCATTTGCTATTTTCTGTATAGGTATTTTAATAATAAAAGAAAAGGCTATTAGTGATTCTAAAAGAAATATTGACTCAAACCTAATTTTTTTATATACTGAATCTAATACTTATTTAATTAAAAAATTAAAGGGATTTAATTGTCAAAAAAAATAGATATATCAGGATATTGGATTATTGATAAAATAATTTTAGAGGAACTATATTATCAAGCAAAAAATAATCCTAGAGTTGGTTATACTTTTAAAGAAATAGTCTCCCAAGATGACTTTTACTCAATCTCTAATGAAAATGCTAAGAAAAGATTTAACTTTCTAATGAGGAAAGGAGATATAAAACTATCTAAAGGAAAATATTTCATTACATCAAGAGGTAAAAGAGTATATAAGTTATTGAAATAGTTTAACCTAATTTTTTTATACTTACTAAACTAATCATTATCTATAATAAAAATAAAAAAAAGTGTTATTATGGCAAAACAAAAAATAACTATACAAAACCTTACAAATCAAGAGAAAGCCATCAAATCAACTATTAGAGGCATTGAGAAAAAGCTTACAAATAGATTAGAAAGATTAGCAAGAGCAAAAAGAATAGAGGCTAGCAAACTTTCAGATTGGAGATTTACTAAGAAGAGATTAACCAGCAAATTACAAGATGATATTGCTCAGGATAAATCTGAGCTAGGAAGATTAGCTAAGGAGCCTGATGAAATATACATTGAAATTATAGCTAAAAGAGAGGAGATTAAACAATTAAACCAGGAAGTCTCCCAATACAAGAGTGATCTTTCCTCAGAAAAGCAGAGTTTAGCATTAGTCTTAAAACAAAAAGCCAAAATAATTAAAAAGCAGAAAAAAGCTGAGGTTAAGGCTAAAAAGAAAGGAGGAAAGTAAAATGGCTAAAAAAACTAAAAAAGATAAGGAAGTTGCTTTCTATAAAAAGAAAATTGGTATAACAATCTCAGGAGTAAAAAAATATCTGAATGATGAGGGATATAGAATTAATAATGAGAATACCAAAACTTTAATTATCGCAATTGGTAATGGCCTAACATCAAAAAGAATTTTGAGTAAGGATTCATTTCTCAGAGAAATATTTAAATTAGACAGATTTATGAGGACTCTTAATAAAAAGACTATTTCTGCTAAGGATATTGATAATTTTGAATCAATTAGATATTTATGAGGATTTAAAATGAAGAAAATAACCAAAAAACAATTCAATATTAAAATTTTAAGTGTAATGAAAAATATTAATGCTGAAATGACTAGATTATCTCTTATCCAGGATAATTTTGTAAATATAAAAGATCAAAATTTAAATTCAGAGATACAATCTCTTTTGAATAAGGCTAATATTAAACTAAGACAATTAATTGAAAGAAATAATACAGGTAATATTTTAATTGAATAAATGAGTTGGTAATCATTTCAGAAAAGTTCATTATGAGTAAAAATAAGAAAAGAATCCTCTTGATATTAGAGGATAATTATCAATACGTTTTCACTGATTTATCCTTTATTAACTCAACTATTTATGGTAAACATGGAGTTAATATAAATGAAAAGATCATAAAAAAACACCTCCTAGAACTAAGACAGAAAGGTTATGTAAAGACTTTCAAAAATCATATAGGAGGAACTTCATATACTATTACTGAGAAATTTATTAAAGAAAAAAATCTAATCTTCAAAAAAAATAATTAAGTGAAAAAAATGGGAAGAATAACAAATCAAGAGAAAATTTTAGAAAAATTAGAAAAATCTAGAGGCAATTGGATAATAACAGAATTAGTCAAAACAATAGAGGCTTATCAAACAAATCAATTAGTTAGATCAGTTGGCAGGAGAAATATATTTGTTAGAAAGAATAGAGAGAAACAATCTGTTAAAGGAAAGACAGGGAGACTTACAGGCTTTTACTTCACTAAACAAATATATGGATATGATAACCATACTAACGTAGTATATCTCCAGGAAGAAAAAAAATGGGTTGTTTGGGGAGACGATTACTTAGATAAGCCATATAAATAATTTAAAATATTTTAATTTTTTTTTCCAGGCTAATTCAATATAAAAAAACTAGGAGCAAAAATAAAATGAGCGAAAAAGCTATAACCGATATTAGATTTGGATTGAAAATAGAGATTAAGAATATAATCAGAGAAATCCCAATATATGCGGGAAGAGTGAGACCAACAGAATACAAATTTGATTTATTTGTAAATGGCAAAAAAATAAACAAGAAAAAAGTAATATTAAATGCCTCCTCTAAATCAAATTTAAAATCTATAGTTCAAGACATTATAATTAAAAAGCTAAAAGATCAATTATATCCAACAGGTATATTTTAATCTAAATCAAACCTAATCTTTTTATTTTCAAAATCTTATTTTTATTTAATTTTAAAAAAAAAAATAGTTTATTATGGAGCCTCCAGATAAGAAGAAATTTATTCATAAAGGAACTGAAAAGACTTTTAGATTATATAGACCTTTCAAAAACTTTCCAGGCGATTCTCCCCTGATTCAAGATCGAAAAAATGATCTTCTAAGAAAGGGATTCATAGTTAAAATGGATAAATCTGAACATAATGGCAAACCTGTAGTAAATTTCTATTTCAAACAACATGAATCCTCAGTATTAGTTAAGAGTAAAAGATTTGAGGCCAACGCAACAATTTACACATTACAAGATATGTTAAAACAATTAAATAATATTCCACAGCTAGGAGACCAAAAAACCTGGAAATATAAAACAGATATAGCTAAGGCTGATAAGTTCAATAAAAATCTAAATTCTAATAAACAAATCCTTAAAGACTTAATATCAAGAGTAGTATCCTCTAAGGATTAATTTTTTTTAATCATAAAATAAACAGAAAAAACAAACAGGTAAAGTAATTATGGCAACTAAAGAAGAAAGAAAGCAATCAATAATTCAAAAGAAAATAGAAGTAATTAAAAAACTAAAAAGCCTCCAGAAAGATATTAGAGTAGGAATTATCTCTATGAAATTTAAAAAAGATTACACTTTATTATTTAAGGCTAGTGCTAATGTTAATGAGGCTATTAAATTATTAGAGGATTTTGTTAGTAGAGCTGATAAAATAAAAATTGATTAGATTTTAAAGAGGGATTATATGCCAAGTCAATATAAATATCAGAAAAAGGATTTTGTTATAAATAGAATACAGAAAAGAAAATATGGAAATCAATGGCTTATCTATGTTAATATTAAGAATCTCAAAACGGGAACTGAGTTTGAGGATTGGGTAAGACCTGATCAGATTAAAACTGTAAAGGATTTGAATAATTTAATAAATTGGGAAGTCAAAACAATCAAAAAGAAGAAAAAAGGTAAGATAGCAAACTTTAAGCTTAATGGATATTCTATAAGAGGCATTACAAAAACTAAGAAAGATAATAAGACTGTTTATCAAATAAATGAAATCTGGAAACCAACTAAATACGGTAGTGAGAGAATAGAAAAATATCTAACTATTGAGGCTAATAATATTGAAGAACTAAAAAATAAATTAATCAATTTATTAAAATAAAGAGATAATTAATATGGGAAAAATATTAAAGGATTATTATTCAAAACACGTTTATTCAAAAATAATTAACGATATTGATAAACTCTTAAATGGATTAAGCTCTATAAGTAATAACCAAGCTAAAGGTATTTACAATATCTTCAATGATAATAAAAATGTATTAATAGGAGATATATTTAAGCTCCAGAAAGATAAGGAACTACAGAATCAAGCCTTTAATCTCTATAATGACTTATCTAAATCTATGAAGAATTTAGCAAAACTAAAAGTCAAATTAATATCCTTAAAAAATAGAGCAAAAGAAGACCAATAAAATGGGAAAGATATTAGAAGATAAATATTCAGGAAAGGCTTACTCAATATCAGATCATATCCAAGATAATATAAAAAAACCATTAGGAGATATTATCAAATCAACTAAAATTTTAAGAAAAGCCTTTAAATTTAAACAAGATCAGGCAACAGTTCAGAAAATTGAGAATGAATATAACAAAATAATTGGTTTGTTAAATAGATTACAGAATAGAGCTGATTTAGATTAATGGATAATGATAAAAAGAAATCTAGGAGAAAAGAAAATAAACCTGGAAAAAAACCAGGAGAAAGGGAGAAAGTTAACCGTAATAAAATTCTGCTTAAAACTAGTATTGATTCTATAGTAGGAGGTTTATTGAGTGTTGGTATTTTCCAATCCCCAACATTAGAGATTGAGACCATATCAGGCTATTTAGTAATCATTGGATTCTTAGTATTATTGATAATTCTGTTATACATTTATGCTCTTAGATATAACAATTTATCAGATTTCTACACTTCCTCAATAGTTATTACAATCTCTATTATTGAAGTCTATATAATAGGAATGGCATTAAATCAATCTTTAGAGATAATTGGAGTAGTAATATTGATAGTATTACCTAGTATGCTTATTTTCGATAAATTGATGGGATAAACCTAATTTATTTATATCCTTTAAACTAATTTTAATATAAAACTAAAAGGAAATAATTATGCCAAGAATAACTATTAAAGAGTTAGAGAAAAAATTTGAAAGTATAAACAACAGATTAGCTAAGAAAGGCTCAAAAAGGAGACTAATGCTAGGACAGAGATATGGTAGGAAATATATCGATCAATACAACTTCAAACCAGGAGGAAAGGAGAAGTGGGTTTTATCAGGCGATCCTCTTACTTCAGGAACTGCAAGTGAAATAAATGAATTTCTAAGAGCTATACTAATTGGAATGACTTTTTAATATTATTTTTTTTTTATTTTAAAGAGGTTTAATATGCCTAAGAAAAAAATTCTGAAAAACCCTGATAAAAAATTAGAATCATTAAACATTATAAAATCTTCATTAAATAATCTCAATTCAATGGAGAAAGAAATTCGCAAATTAAATAGGAATATAAACCGTATAAAAGATATACAGAATTTAGGCAAAATACTTATACATATCTCTAATCATAAAGTTATCTTTACAGATTTACTTAAAGAAATTAAGGATAATAGATAATGCCAAAATGCTCATTTTGTAATAAGAAGATCAATAAGAATAATAAGGAAGTTAGGAGAACTACTAGCTCATTTATATTAAATGGAAAGAAATGTATAGCCTGTTATGAGTGTAAGAATAATGGGAATATCTTAACAAAACAAATAAATAAAAATTATAAGGCTCAAATTACATATTGTATTGGAGGCCTCCTATTTATTGGAATCAACTCCAAAAACAGATTAAACAAGAAAAAAAAAACCATAAAAAATAATCTTTTATTCCTTAATCATGCCTGAAGAAAAATTAAAAAAATTGAATAAACCATTAATTTTCAATATGAAAATTAAATTGGATAAGATTCATAAGGTAAAAGAGGCTAATGGAAAAATATATTATGCTTTTAATCTATGGATTAATGGTTATAATCATGGAGTTAGAAAAGTCTATGCTTTTAACCTGAAAGACTTACAAGAGAAAGTCATGATCAGAATACAATGGTTTAAAGATTTTAAGGAGCTGAAATAATATAAGCCAAAAAAAACCAATTTTAAAAGATAATAAGAAGAAAGTAGAGTTTTCAAATGAGATATATAAAATGAAAAGGAACTTAGATAAACTTCAAGACTCTTTTCTATTCAAAGGTTTTCCATTTAAATATAAAAAGGATAATCAGAGTATATCAAAAATCTATAAGAATATAGGCCTAGCAATATTAGAATTAGAAAATCTACATAAAAGAGTAAAAGAGTAATTATTACTTCTTTAATTTTTTTCTTAAACTTTATTAATTCAATAATGGTATTTATAGCTAATAATCTATTGAAAAAAATATTTTAGAAAAATGAAAGCATACAAACCTATGGCTTTTCTCTTTTTGATCTTAATCTCCCTATCTATTCCAATTGTTTATGCTGAAGAATCAGAAGACCTAGATATTATAATTAAGGATAATGAGGAGGATATACATAAAATAAATCCATTATTAATTATCTCATTATTAGAGGAAATTATATGGCCTTATGAATGGGATATAGATAATTTCGATGATCTATTAGAGATAATTCATTACAAAATTGATAATCCTGAGGAAAAACAAATTAAATCAAAACCTAAAGATGTTGATATATCAGAGCTGAAATTTAAAGAGGATAAGGATGAAATTGAAATAGATATGAAATTGAGAGATGATCTTGTATTAAATCAAACCACAACAGATTTCATACTTCTTTTAAGAAACCAAATTGATAAGAAATTCTACATAGCTTTAGATTTCCATGATAATCTAATTGATGAGTTAGTATTCTATAATTCTTCTATAGAAGATCAAGATAGCAAAGACGATATAGCTGAAAATTCCTTATGGAGTTCTAGGAATGATGAAATAACATTCAATTTTGAAAAGAAAGAAATTATACATAAGGATTTTACTGAGAGGGATGAGAGCAATTGCTTAAATATTGAATTAGTTTGGATAAAACTCAATTATGGAGCTGATTTTGAGCTATATTTTGACCATGTGTTAATACAGGTTAAACAAGATTATACTTATATTATAACAATGGGAATAATAACATTTGGAGGAGTTGTTTTAATAGGCCTTATTACAGGATTAGCATTTATAAGATATAATAGAAGAGCAAAAAAGGGAGCCAAACCAAAAAAGAAATCAAGACAAAGAGGCTCAAAGCCTTAATTAAATTTTTTATTTTTTTTTATTTTTTTAGGACCCTAAAAATTATCCTGAGAATATAAATAGCCTAAAACTTATATAGATTGATTCTAGTAAAATTATATGCCTATAAGAATAATTAATGGTAAAATTATATGTTCTAATCTAGATTGTAATAAAGGAAATGGGATAGAGAAAGGATTACTAGAAAAACATCATGCTTTTAGAATAAATTTTTTTGCCTCTGAAATCTATTGTTTAGAATGTTATGATAAACTATTTCCTAATCCAATACCATTCTCATCAAAAGAGGCTGAAAGAATTGCAGGAATTGTTTTAAATGCCCAGAGGAAAGGCCTCAGCATAATTATTAAAACTCCTGAGAGTTATGAGAAATTTATTAAATATTTTAACTCAAAACCGTTATTAAAAAATTTCATCAATTCTTGATAACAGGACCTGAAAAATGAAAATATCTGGTAAAACTTTTATTTGGTATACTTCAAATCCTCAGGTTTTAGAACTAATGATCATATTTGATCATTCAATTTATCCGGGACAAAATTTTATGTTCAGATTTGATCATTTTTAATATCCTGATTTCCAGGATAAAAGGTTGATTTTGAATACCTGGAGCCTCCAAAACATTATAAAATTCATTTTAAAAATTTTCTCCTCTGAAAATTTTACGACTAGTGATCGATTGATTTGAATATTATATATTTACTCTTAGGGATTTTACCAAAACGATAGTTTTGAGTAAGAGGCTTTCATGCTCATATTGTTATGATAAAAAGGTTATTAGTTTAGAAATTACATCAAATTTTTATAAAAGAAAAACAAATTATTAAATATGGCTGATTTTGAGATTTTTAGTAAAACAATGAAGATGCCTCTCCCAAAAATAACAAAGAGAGAATTAGATAAATTAACTAGTAGACAATTGAAATTATATGCTAGTGAAAAAGGCATAAAAGTAAGCAGTAATTTATCAAAATCAGAGAGATTAGATTTTATCTTAACAACTAGAGATAAAATTAAAAGAATGGGTTTAAAACCTAAGAGAATTTGGTTAATCGGTAATGAAGTGTATACTTTTAGTTATAAAAATGCTCTTAGATATATCAAAACCGATAAAAAACTCTATAAAGAGGATATTTGGGAGAAAATATATTGGCAAAAAGGAAGAGAATTATATCAGATAAAGCATAAGTTCAAGAAAGTAGAATTGGTTAAATTAAAAGGATATAATTATGCTTATGTAGAAAAGAGATAATCTCTCTATTTTTTTTATTTTATCTTCGTGAAATTTCAGTTTTACGAATAAATAGCTATATCTAAATATTATCGTAATATTACCTAAGAATTAAATAAAAGTTAATGAAAATATTATTTAGATTAAAATAATTTAAATGAGTAATTATGCCTGATATAACAGATCAAATAAATAAAGCTCTTAGTGGAGTTAATTCAGCAAATAATGAACTAACTCCTGTTGTAAAACTTTTGAATAAAACAAGAAAAGCAGAGCTAAATGCTATAAAGAAAGCATTAGATAAAATGAGGAGTAGAATAACTAATTTTTGGCTTAATTTACCAAAAGAGCTTAAAGATAAGAAAATTACTAAATAAAGTGTATTCAATGGTAAAAACGGAATTTAAAAAAGGGATAGTTGAGGAGGCTAGAAAGAAAAATATTGAAGTTAGAAAAAACTTCCTCAATAAGAATTACAAGAAAGAAGAATTGATAAACCTAATTTATCAAAACAAATCTAAAGTATTATCCTTTTCTCCTTTCTTCCTAGCTAAACCCGATTTTGAGAAAAACCTAAAGGAAAATCTGAATACACTAAAAAAAAGCAATTTGATTGATTTGATAATAAAAATAGAAAAATGGTAAAAAATTGCCTGAAAAATTATCTCAAACTGTTCAAATATATATAAGAATGAAGAATGAGCCTTTAATAGAATTTGGGAGGAAAAAAAGGATTCTTATTGACAAAAATGATTCTAAAAAAGCCAAAATTATATCCTCAGGATTAGAGATTAAGAAATGTAAAGATAAATGGATATATGAGCCTAAATGAAGGAACTAAAGCTGTAATTCTTTTTATTCCAAGATTAAAATAGAAGATTAAATGATGTGATAATAATTATTTTAACTGAGAATAATATGATTACATTTGTGAAAATGAGAAAGAGAGTTAAATTCTATGAAATAAAGGAATATTTTTCAAGATATAGTGAGCAAGAAATCAGAGATATATCATTAATTTTAATTAAAAAAGGATTATTGAAACTAGAAAATGGATATTGTATAGCAGGAGAGTGATACAAATAAATGATCAAACTATTCAAAACATTTTCTTAAAATCCTGATAACTTAAATTTTAAATTCTTGAAATCTAAATATTATTCATGCCTAAAAAAGTAAAATATAGATGTTGGTATTCAGGAAAACAAACTAATTTAGCTGAATTGAAAAGAGTAGATAAAAAGCTAAAATCTCTCAGTAAAGAAGAGTTAGAGGAGCTTTATGATCTTTTAGGAAAGTCTAAAAGACCAAGAAAAGAGCCTTATGTTCACACTCCTGCTGAATTGGGTTATCCTGTTCTGAATATCTGTATTGAAACTTTAAATAAAGCCTTAAACAAAATGAAAGGATAAGATTCTTTATGAAAACTATAACAATCTCAGGATATAATAGACAAAAAAAGCCTCTGCTAGAAATTGGAGATATTTTAATCCAGGATGATCATTATACTATCAATACTAAATTAGGAACATTATGGAGGCCTCTAAAGAAAGGCTATAAACTAAACGGAAAAGTAGTAGCTATTAAAAAAAGCTTTTATCAAACCTTAAACAATGTAAATAAATTAACAATGGAGAGAATTTCTGAATCTCCAAAAGGAGAAAAATTAAGAAAAAGATACCTGGTTTGGCAAAATATAGAGGATGGCTTATTAATTAGATAATTTTTTTCTTTTCTTTTTTAATTATTCTACCAATTTTTTCTTTTTTTCCTGGAATTGAATGACTAACTAATACTTAGTAATTTTAAAGTTATTTTAATACTACAGCCTTTTTTAGAGGAGAGATATATTTATATATTATTGGAAATAATATATTATTGGAAATAATATTATTAGAAATAATATAAAATGATCATTATGGAAAATATGAATAATACGGTAGTCTCTTGTTTTTGCCGATGTTGTGGTAAACCCTTATCCGACCCTAAATCAATATCTAGAGGACTAGGCCCGATATGTTGGAAAAAGCTAGCAAATCCTTATCAAGAGCTTATTGATATGATATTAGATAAGGGAATAAGAGAGGTAAATGAATATCCTCCCTTATCTTTTTATCAAAAAAACTCTAAAAGGAATTGTCCTAGTTGTAAAAGCCTCCTAGACCCTTTAGAACATTTCAAACATGAGGGAGGCATGTTTATTAAAGGCTTTAAAGAAAGACAATGGATTTTTGCTCATTGTCCTAAATGTGAAATTGATTATGCTTTCTGGAAAATTAGAACAAATAAAGTAGTGAGATGTTTAACCTGTAATATTGTTATGGCTCCAGGAAATACATTTCACATTCTTGATAAGAAAAACTTTCCAGGCAACTCTCAAATATGCTTATGCCCATTATGTTATAAACACTTAAATCAAGAGGATACCAAAGAGCAAAAAACTAAACAAATAAACAAATTAATTACATCTTTTTTTTAATTTAAGGAGGAATGATATAAAATGAATGAAATAAATGGTTTAATTCCAGAGCATATTTATATAGAACTAAAAGAGAGAGCAATCAAGAGTTTTGTAAAGAATTTTGGATATACCAGGCCTTATGCCGAAAAGCATATTAAAGGAATATGGCTTAATGAAATTGACTTCTTTATGTTCTATATTGAAAAAAATCAGGAGGACTTATAAAATGGGAATTGTAAATAAGATCGTTGATTTCTTGAAAAGAAAGGGAGATTATATTTTTGAGAATCCTTTTTATAACCGATCAGATTTATTATTAAAACAAATTGTCAATTATATGATTAAAATGAGAGGAATTTCCCAATCTGATAAAAAAACTCTCAGAATAATCAAGAATGATATGATATTTGTTGGAAAGACAAGAAAAGAGAAAATAGATTCAATAAAATCTAAAGTAGAAGATAATGAGCTTAGCTTTTTTGATGATCTTGAGAAAATAGTAAATTTGATTGATCGTGAGATTTTTGAGAAAGAAAAATTGTATAAAGAAAATACAATAATAGATCAACATACTCAAAATAAAGAGATCGAAAGATTAAGAAAAGAAATATCTGAGTTAAGAGCTGATTTAAATCATAAAAACGAAAGAATAGAATATTTTAGAAATATTATAAAATTCACAGAATTATCAGCAGGGAGTATTATTTTTATTGGTAATCTTGCTGAATTTCTCTCCAAACATGAAATATCTATTGAACTTTTTACATTATCAGAGAGAAATAAAATCTTTAGAGTATTTACTGAATGGATTAAGAGAAATGGCAATCTTACTAAGGCTCAGCTCACATATATAAAGGATGTTAAAAGAATAGTTCAAATAGCAAATGGAGGCTAATAAAATGAATAAAATTGTTTTTTTCCTATTTCTAAAGAGATTAATCATTTCGATTGCTCTGAAAGGGAAAATCATTTCGATTTGAATATAAAAAAAGAATAAATCAAAAAATAAGGAGGAATATTATCATGGATAAGGAAGTTTTAGAAGTATTAGGAAAGGCATTTGATCGGCACGATATTTATTTCAATAGTTTACAGGGATGTATTGAAATGACTATAGGGAATTTTGAGGAGCAACTAAGTATATTAGCCTATGAGTTAGAAAAACTATTCAATCCAGAGTTGGTAAAAGAAGAGGAGCAAAAATCTGAACAGGAACTAATAGATTTTGTCAATGGCCATGTGGAATTTGATATTGATGAGGATGAGTTTAAAGAGCTAGAGGAATATTATAAGCAACATCCTGAAGAGAAGGTATTAATTGAAGTTAAGGAGCCAACTCAGGAAGAATTAACTGATGAGATTGATATAATAATGAATCAGATTTCAGAATGGAAAATGATTTATAATAAATATAAATCAGAAAAGCAAGATTATGATAAATATTTTCATGTAGAGCCTCATCCTCTTTTCGATTGCCCTAATTTTGAGGATAACCACATCTAAGGAGGAAATATCAATGACTTTTTTTTTCTTTTCTATAGGCTTAACCAATTCGATTAGCCTGAAAAGAAAAATCATTTCGATTCTAAATAAAAATTTGAATAAACAAAATAATCAAACAGGGAGGAAAAAATTATGGAAAATAATCAAACAAAAGTAATAGAAAAAATAGAGTTAGAAATCAACATTCAAACTAAGTTTATCATGGAAAAAATAAATAAGGAAAGATTATCCATAGAATTAATCAAAAAAGGAATTACTAAGGGATTTCTACTATTATCTGAGAAGCAAATGAGTAAAATGATACCTTTTACCAAGCAATTTGATAAGCATTTAGTAAGAATCATAAAGGCAAAAGAAAGACCAATGATTATCCAAGATAATAAATATAAACAACCAAATAAAGATTTATTATCCAAAATCTTCGATATAATAGATGAAATGGAGGCTCACACATGAAGTCTTATATATGTGAACATGAATTTTTTTCAGAGGATTTAGATCATCCTGGTTATAGCATGTTAGAATATGATCTTTATGCCTGGATTCCAAAAGTAAGCCAAGAAAAGCATGGATTACCAAACCATAGGCTAAAAATCTGGAGGAACTTTATAACTAATGAATTTGAATTAGTCATGGATATAATGGAGAATAGGATTTCCTCTTTTACATATTTCAATAAACATACTCAACAGCAGGAATTTAACTTATTTAAAAAAAATGTTCATTATGGAGAGAGTATAGTAGTTGAGAAAGGGAGCCTAGATAAAATTATTAAAATGGCTAATCAAATGTATTTTGATTTACATACTTCAGTAAAACAATCAGATTTCTATAAAGATTTTTTAGGAGAGGCTTATGATTCTTTTGTATCTCCTGAGGAAGATGAGGAGATTAGCAATAAGGATTTCTCATCAGAAAAGCCTAGTAGATTATTCAAATGCCAACATGAATATCCAAATAAAGCCTATCCATGCTATGCTGATTATTATGAGAGACTTATGAAAAGATTTAAATCTACATTAGGATTTAGCCTGGAGGATAAAGAAGAGCAATTAAAAAACCAAAAGCTATGTGAGAGCCATTTACTAAGATACTATAAAACAGAGGATATTTGCTCTGATAAGGATTACTTTAAAATTAAAGAGATTTTCTTTATTTGCGAAAAGTGTTTAACACAAATATCTAAAAAAGCCTTAATAATTATAAAATCATTACTTCCTGAGGAATGCTTAGAAAATGAGTCTAAGCCGAAAGAATTTATGGAAAAATATCAAAAATATATAATAAACTTTGAGGTAAAATAAAATGGCAAAAACAACTGAAAAATGGTTTAAAAAAGGTTATTTACATGGTTTTAGAGATTGCTTAATTAAAATTGGAGGATTCATAGATACCATAGCAGGATTTCACTTTTCTTTAGAGCCTGATTTACAGAAAAAATTTAAAGAGACTTTAGAATCTAATAAAAATAATGCTTTTACTAAAACTCTTCATTCCTGGATTTCAGAATTAATTAATGATGAGAATAAGCTAAGATTTATAGTTGCCGAATTTATCAAAAATTACAATATGGATTTTTGGAGCTGAGAAATTAAATGAAAAATTTGGATAAGGATATTGAAAGCATTAAAAGAGAGATTAAAGATGTATACAATATTGATCTATCTGATAAACCTGATCTATTAGTCTATTTTTTTGATGGAATTACTGATTTTATAGAGGACTTAGGCCTATTAGATGAGCTAAACCAAGATGATCGTGAATTAGTTGCTAAAAACCTATTTGAATTAATAGAAAATTATTGGTATGAAAGGAGCAATTAAAAGGAGGCTTATATTATATGAAAGAATTAAAAACTAACTTTTTTTTTAATAATATTCATTTTTTTAATATTAGAAAAGCTAAAGATTATTATTTAATAGAAATTAAATTCCAGGATTTTAAAGATAAAAAGACTTATAATTTTGATATTAGATTTCATACTAAGAGTATTAATGAGATAAAAACCTATTTCAAGGAAAAATGTTTTAACTTTCAGAAATTAAGCTCATTATTAAAAGCTCAGAGAGAGTTTAAGTTTATTAATAGATTAAACCAGGATTTACATGAAATTATTTTAAAACAATTATATTTTGTTTGGTTTAATTATAAGAAGAGGAAATTACATAAAACCTGGATTAAGATAAGATTTTTCAGAAAATTCCCATTTACAGAAAACTATGGCCTAAGTTATGATAGTGATGAGATAACTATCTCTAGAATTAAAAGCTATTTATTCCAATGCCATGATATTATAATCCCTTATAATAAAATAAGAGGTATCCTAGAGGATTTAATAAGTAATGGCTTAGCTTTTAAGACTAACTTTGAGTTATCAGAATATTATTATAGTATAACTCAAAAGGGATTAGAAAAAGTATTCGATAATAAATTAAGATATGAGGAGCCTAAGATATTTCATACTTATCAAGATAAAATAAAAAAATTTAAACAGGATTATGAAAATTCAGGTCTAAACCCTAAGGAGTATATTTTAACAAAAAAGAACTTAAAGATTATTTCAGATAATATAATAAGAAATAATACCTTATAATAAATAGAAATGGAGGAAAAATTATGAAAAAATTACATCAGCTCTTCAAAAAAATAGGCTTTTGGAAAATATTAGATATTCTTAAAGATTGGATAGATGAGAGTAATAATAATCCTGAGGAAAGGCCTCCTCAGGAATGGGTTAATTGTTTGCCTTACTCTTCATTCTATACAAGATTAGATAATATCGGAAATAAGAATATGTTTATTAGAAATAAAGATATTCTCCTCCAAGAGCAACTAATCAGAATCTTTAAACTGAATGATCATGAAAAACAGATTCAGCTTACTCCAAAAGGAGTAGAATTATATCAGGTTTTGGTATATTTGAAAAGAAGAGTATTTAAAAACAATCTAGAGGGATTTAAAGAATGGTAGTATATAGTTTGAAAATATCTCATATAGAGATAAGTATAGCTCTTATTAAACAGCATGGATTAACCTATGATAAAATAACTGATAAGGTTTTTCTTGAAATGCTTAAAGTTTATAGGAGAGGTTTAATTAAACAAGCCTCTCCTAAAATCAGGGAGCCATTAATTAAACAAATTGATGAGATTTTAGAAGATAAGAGATATAATCACTAATTAATTTTTTTTTCTTTTTTTTTTAAATAAAAAAACTTTAATCTAAGATTGATATAATATTATTATGAATATTGTTGTTGATACTAAATCTCCTGTATATACTAAGAAATTCCTAGATGATTTTGTTAAAAAAGTAGATAATATTTTTGGATTATTGCCGAATGAATATTCATTTAGGTTTGAGAAAGATAAAAAACAGGCCAGGATTATGATTCAATCATTATTAAAATCTCAGAAAATTGCTAAGGAATTGAGTAAAAGAATAAAGATTAAACCAATATAATCTCCTCAATCCAAAACAAATTGATCATTTCCTGGTATAACTTTTATTTAGTATACTAATTAATCAATTGATCTTAAAACTAAAATAGAACTTAATCTCATTATTAATTAAAACAAAATTAAGTGAACTTTATGGGATATGAAAGGCAAAAAAGATTATTACAAGTATTCAGTATTTCAAAAGAAGAGGCTAAAGAGATAGATTTATTGTTATCCAAAATCAGAAAAGTATCAGGAGCTAAAGCTGAAGTTATGCTTAAAAGAATAAACAAGTTAATTGGAGGCTATGGAGTGGAGGCTATTAGAGGCTCATCATTTAGAAGAGGTTATTATGGAGATATAGTTGCTCTATATATAAATAAAGGAGATACTTATGATACAACTATAATATTCAATACTATTACTAAAATGCCTATGATAGCTAGTATGGGATATTTTGTTGAGAAAAACATGAGAAAATACAATATTCAATAAATACTCAATCTTTAATTTTCTTTTTATTTATCTAAATATTAAAATAAAACTAAAATAATACTTTAATTAAAAAAATTATTAGTGAAAATAATGGTAGGTATACCTGAGATTAATCCTATTAAACCAAATTTTAATGAAGTGAGGATAAATGGATTTAGATTCTTTTTTAGCTATAAGACTTTAGTTGCTGTTAAAAAAGGGAATAAATTACTTATCTCTGAAAACCAATGGGGAAATACAACAGGGAGACATTTAAACGAAATCGACCCTGATAAGAAAAAAAGGATTCCTCATAATGAATTTCTCAATAAAGTAAGAGCTTTAAAATAAATCCTTTCTTTTTTTTCTTTTTTTAGCATGAAATTTATTAATTTAATAAATAATATATTAATCAATTAAATTAAATTGGTTTATAAAAAATGTATAAGATTCTATGGTATAAGTATCCAGGCTCCTTTTCAATAGGAAGTGTGGAGGCCCTAGTATTAAGAGTTTTATATAAGGCTGAAAAACCCTTAACTCATAAACAAATATTATCAAAAGTAAATAAATTAGATGTGAGTAAGGAAAGAAAATCCCTGTATAATATCTTGAAAGGATTGAACAATAGAGGTCTAGTTGAGTATATTGGCTGTAAAAATACAAAACTCCAATGTTATACTCTATATAATGATGGGATTATCGCAGGTAAGATTTGGGAGGATATGTATATTAATTTAAAGGGAAGAAAGATCAAAAGCCTCTTGAAATCATATAGCTCTCCTGGATTACAGGCTAAAGGAGAGGCTGAGAGATTTGTAAAAGAATATTCAAAAGAAAATAATATACCGTTATCTAAACTTAAAGTAATGGCCTCTAAGTCTTTTGGAAAAAATAGAGTTCAAGTTTATGTATTAAAATAATTTTTTTCCTTTTTTATTAAAAATTGAAATAAAACTCTCTCATTAATTTCTTTTTTTTTACTTATAACTTAAATTAAACTAAGCCTAATTTTATATTATGAAAACTAATAAAATATTTCTTACTCTTCTAATTCTTATAACTCTTAATATATTTGTTGGAATTTCTAAAGCTGAAATGCCTCCTCCTCCAATTGTAGATATAAGAACTGATACTCAGAATGATGTAATCGAATATTTTGGAAATCTCAAAACTGAGAATGTTCAAATTGGCTATGAGAATATTGATATTATTAGACACTACTCAACTATGGCTTATAATCTCCATATTGATTTCAAATATGATTTAAAAAAAGAAGATTTTGACAAATATCTATTTATTTTCTATATCTTTTTTGACCCTGATAAATTAGAGTTTAAAGATTTTACAGATTTCAGTAAAATAGAGGGATATGATTTGAAAATACAATCAAATGGGAGTTCAGAGCCTTTCTTTATTATATCAAAACAATCGTATGTATCATTACATGAGGGAAATTTATTAATCTCAATTGGAATACCATTTAATATTAATAATTTTGAAATAATATCTTATAGGAAAGAATTAAAAGAATTAGCTCCTCAAAAAATTGGAGTAGATTTTACTTCAGGAATAACCATAATAGAAGAGGAGTTAATAACTTTTGGAGACTTTTCAATTGCAGAGAGTGATCTTCTTTTTATTCTCATATCTATATTTGTCTTTTCAATTATGAGTGTTTTAATTGGATTTCTTATTATTAGAACTAGAAGAAAAAAAAGACAAACAGCATATCCTGGAGCCATTTAAAAAAATTTTTTATTTTTTTCCTGGACCGAAATTAAAAAATATATTGAATGACTAACTTAGCATTTTGAATACATGGAGCCTCCAAAACATTATAGGATTCATTTAAAATATTTTCTCCTCTAAAAATTTTACGACTAGTGATCGATTTTTCCAAACCTGAGAAAACTATAGATTTCTATAGAAATCTGATCTTACCAGAATTTTACCAACTCATTACCTGGAATGATGAATGATGAAAATAATGATAAGTTTAGTATACTATAAATTTTTAAATCCTTAAGATCATATTTAATTATGGCAAAGAAAATAGCAACAGGCAAAAAGCAATCCAGAAAATGTGAAAAATGTTATTATTTGTATACTTCAGGCTCAGGCCTTCAGGCTAGATATAATGCTTATTCAATGAACAGATTATATATAAAATTTAAAGGCTCCTGGAAAGCTGTTGGTTATTATTGTAAGAAATGTTATTCTACAATTATAGATAAGGATTTAACTATTCTAAAGGAAATCTATAGAAATAAAACCAGGCTCTATGTTAAGGATAAATATACATGGAAAGGAGTTGGTTATTATTATAAAGATTTAAATAAAATCCAAATGGATAAAAAAGAATTAGAATATGGAGAGAGAAAATATCATTGACTGTTATAAAGATAAAAATGAGTGAATTAGAGAAAAATAACTTTAATTCTGCTGAAGAATTATTTAAAAGACTTTCTAGCAATAAAATGGGAAATCCTTATAAAACTAATTTAGCTTATTTTATAATTAATAGATTTCCTAAAGAAACCTGGTTTACTTATCAAGATATTGCTGATACTACAGGAGTTAATAAAACTAATATAAATAAATATATCAGAAATCTAAGAGATTTAGGATATATAGAAGTGGAGAAATCCAGGCCCGTAAGATTTAAAGTTCTTAAAGCTAGAAAAAAAATACCTGGAGTATTTGAGAGAGCTGATAATATCAGTTTTAGAAATGATGTTTTTAATGAAGAGGAATTTCAGAAAGCATTAAAAAGAAGAGGAGGAGGATTCAGGATTTGATAATAATCCTGGAAATGAATGACTAACTATGAAATCTAAATCAGTATTAAGGTATCCTGGAGGCAAAAGCCTCATGGCTAAAAGTCTAGTAAATCACTTTCCAAAAGATATGAAAGAATATAGGGAACTATTTTTGGGAGGAGGCTCTGTTTTTTTCCAATTAAGGAAGCATAATAAAATTCCCTCAATCTTGAATGATATTAATACAAATCTCTATTGTTTTTGGTATACTCTAATTAATTCCAATGAAGATTTAATTAAGGAGATTTTAAGGCTAAAAGAGAAATATAAATCTGGAAAGGAACTTTTTTTGAAATGTAAAAAAGAGCTTTTCAATCCTGATTCTAATTCATTAATAAAGGCCTCAAGATATTTTATCCTCAGCAGAATTGGTTTTAATGGAATTGCTTTAAATAGTGGATATTCTGAAAAATCATTTAAAGATCATTTTACTATTAAATCTATTCTGAAAATAAGGGAATATAAATCTCCCTTTATTAATACCCAATTATTTAATCAAGATTATAGTGAATTATTAGAAGATCATCTTGGAATTTTCTATTATTTCGATCCTCCTTATACTAATAATAAATTATCAAATCTCTATGGGAAAAATGGAGGCTTACATAGAAATTTTGATCATAAAAAATTTTTCTATTTAGTAGAGCAACTTAAAAGAGCAAAATGGATTATGACAATAAATTATTCTGAAGCTATAAAAGAAAGATTCTCTTTTTGCTATGTTTATGAGAATTTAACTAAACATCAAATTAATTCTAAACATCAATTGGTAAAAGAGTTATTAATTTCAAATATGAGATTAAGAATTAAAAAGCCTCTCCCATTAGATAATTTTATATTCAACAATTATAAATAAAAGAAAAAGAGTATTATTTTTAATAGAAATTATCAAGAGAATTTTAATATGCCTAAACTAAAGCTTAATAAAACAAATCTTAACAAAATATTACATTGGACAAACAGCAGGTATAATGAGTATAGAAAGCCTGATGTAATTGAGAAAATCTTAGCAATGGCAAAGAAAGGAGAGGATATCGAAAAAACATTCTATACAGGCAAAACATCTTACTTAACTCAATCCTCTGGAGTATCCAGGAGTTATACTTTCAAAATAAAACAAGGTAAAATTACTATTACTGAAAAATATAGAGATAAACAAACCTGGAAAGAAAAACAAATAACTTATACACTTATTTAATATGAAAAAATATAAAATTGAGAATATCAAAAAGTTGAGATAATATGGCTAAAAAATATGAAGATATGCTTAAATCAGAGCTTATTGAGATTGCTAAAAAGAAAAAATTAACAGGAATATCCAAAATGAATAAGGCTCAACTCATTCAATATATTAAAACAGGTAAAAAACCTGAAGTTGATAAACCCTTTAATGCCTCATTCTTAACTGAGTCTAATACTAATTGGTTTAACAAAAAGCTCTTAGCCTATAATCCAGATAATCAAAAACCAATTGTATTTCTCCCATGTGCCTCAGCTAGAAAGACACGTTGTAAATATGGAAAAAAGAAAATCTCTCAATCAACATCACATCAATTCCTCAGTGTAATAACTAGAGATAAGAGATTTACTAAAATAATTATTTCAGAGCCTTTAACAGCCATTCCTTATTCTATTGAAGACGATATGCCTGATTATAATTATCCTCCAAAACTTCTTACAAAAGCTGAAAAACAAATATTTATTGACAGGCTGAGCCAATTCCTAATTAATCTAAAGAAAGACAATCCAAAAAGAAAAAATATTTACTATATTGGAGGCCAACATCATTATAAAATCTTAACAAAAGCCAATGCTAAAGCAAATTATCCATTTAAGATAATTGCTAAAATTCCTAGCAGAGGAATTAGGGATTACTCTACAGCCTCTAAAGAATTTAAACCTATCATTAAATAGAGTTATTTCCTAAAATATAATTATCCTGTCTTTTTTAAAATAATTATTACAGGACCTGAAAAATTAAATATATTAAAATAAATTAGTTATTTGGAGGATATGAATATTTTAAAATTAAATAATGTTTAAGCTCCAGGAGAGTTTAAACAATTTTTTTTCTTTCTCCTGTAATTTTATATTAAAGTAAAATAAATTATTATTCATGGCTCTTAAAGGAAAATATAAAATATTTCTGTTTAAAGGAGATCATAGAATCTTTAAATGGAGATATATAGATAAGACTTATGATCTTTATGTAATTGAGATTAGAACTAAGAAAAACTTAGAATTATGGTTAAAGAAGTATAAACATTCATATCATAAATGGGAGATTGATATGATGTTAAAATCTCTTCAAAATGGGAATTATGTTTATTTTGGAGATGATCTGGAATATAGGGATAAACTTAATAATAGAAATGATGTTAAAAGAAGATTTGTTCAATGGGATAAAAGCTTATAATATAAATACCTGATAATCCTAATTAAATTTAAAATAGTTAGTTGATTCTATGCTTAGTTTAAATCAATATAAAACATTGGAGGCTCTTTTTTCCACAGCCTCTAAAGTGAATAGAACTGAATGGGTTAATGTAAATAGGATTGCTAAGAAGTTGGGAAAAACAGATCAACAAGTAATCAATACATTATTCAAACTTCAGCCAACTAAGTATATTGAACTAAAAAAGGCTAGACAAATAAAGGAATATTCAGCTAGGCTTACTCCCTCAGGAATAATGAATCTAGCAACTTCAAAACATAATCCTGCTAATGAAATCGGGAGTAATAAAAAAAATAAGTTCAATATCTTTACTATAATATAAATTTCTCTTTTTTTTATTTATTTTAAATAAATAGCTAAGTTATGATTATCAAAATTCATAGAAACTATGCTAAAATAGATAGGGGGAGTAAGGGTTGAAATTCAGAGAGACTATTGGGAATAATCTCTTAACCAAAAGACAATTAGACTCTGAATTTGAATTAAATTCAAATAAATCCAGGATAATTTTGACTTTCATAACCAAATAATAAGTAATCATATTCCTTTAAAAAAATTTTTACTCTGATAAATTAATGATTTGGAGCCATATAACCTAAGTTTTTAATACAAGAAAAGTCAAATTAATATTATGCCTAGAAAATTGATTGAGGGAGAAAGTTGGGAAGAAAGAATTAAGAGGCTAAAAAGAACTAAAACTGTTGCTCAGTTCAATAATATACATCAATTATTAAGAGAAATCCTGGATAAACAGATTGCCATAGCTGTTAGAGTTGATAAACTAAATGAGAATCATTTAATTTACCAAAAGGATAAGGAATTAGTTAGAAAGATTAAAAAAGCCGAAGAGGTATTGAGATTATCTGCTGTAGAATTAAAAAGAATATTATCTATCAGCTCTACAGGAACTAAAGACTAATCAGGATTTATTTTTTTTCTTTTTTAGTTAACACCGCCCATATTTTTGATCTAATAGAACAATTTATTAAAACAAAAATATAAATTATAAGCATGAAAGTAAAAAATACATTTATTTTCAATACTTCAATGTTAATAAATATGTTATTAGCTATCTCAGGAATTTGGCTCCATTATTACTTACATCTAAAAGAAAATTCTCTATTTTTCAATCCAGAGATTATATGGTTAATCTGGTTATCTATTGGGATTCTCTTTATAGATATCTTCAATTTTGCTTTCTTGAGAAAAACAAGAGCCTTAGGAGTATTTATTAATGTTGGCTTAGCTATAATAGGAATGATTTTTATGTTTTATTATGCTGTTATTCAAATAGGGATTTCTGAGTTTGCTCTTATTATATTAGGCATAATAGATATTCTTAACAGTTGGATTGCTTTAGAATCTATGGGAGAGAGTGTTAAACAAGCCTATGGAATAGGAAAAAAGCAGAGATCAAGAAAAACATAATAAAACTAAATATCGAATTTTTTTTTATTTGATTTATTAAATAATTCTCCTGTATTTGATCAAATTTATTAAATTCATTGATCTAATTATAATCATGCCTGGAAAAATTTATCCTGAGACTATTGATTTAAAAGATATAAAAACTAGTAAATATACTATAACAAAATTAGCTAGAAGAGAATCAGAAGATAAAAGAAAGGGAAAATATTTGTATTTTGGATTTGTTAAAACTCCAAAAATGTTATCTGAGAGATTATTTTATATTTATGCTAATGATGTTAATGATCTTAAAAGAAAAGTCAAAAAGGAATGGAATATCAAATAAAAACTCCAGATTAAAATTTTATAATATAGTTTTTATAAATAAATCTAATCAGCTAAAGAGATTTAATGCTTTCAAATTATCTCTTGAGATAAAAATTCCTTAAAATTATCCGGGAGCTGAATAGAACTAATTTCCTACAATCCTCTTTAAACTAATATTATTAATAATTAACCTTATCTCAGAGAAAATCAAATTAAACATAATTTTTAGAGCAAATTTGATTTTTTCAATATAAATTTACCATAGCAAAAATTTCAGGCTCTAAAATTTACGTTTTTATATGTTTTTGTTTGAGTTTTTATATGTTATTAAAGTTTTGATAAGTTTTTATAAAATGTGAAGTTTTATCTCCCCATAGGCTAACACCTAAAGCTCTGTAAAGTCATCCCATTTAATTTCTGAAAATATAATTCTTCTTAATTTATAGGCTAAATCGTTAATGATTTTGAATGTTATCCTGGTATATGAAGTATGAAATTGTGAAAAAACCGCAGGGGGTTAAAACATCCCATTATATGTAGAGATTTTTTGGCCATTGAAAGATCAATGGAAAAGGCTCAGGGATAGTAAAAACAGGTAAATACAGGAGGGATTAAGAAAGCTTGTATTCAACTCCTGGATAGACTCCCGAAAAAATGCCCAAAAACCAGGAGGGTATAAAAGGGAGGGGATGTTTATTATTCTTTGATTTTTTTTCCAATCCTCAGAAAGATCATTACTAATCCATCAGGGGATCGTAGTTAAATAAGAATATCTCCTCTTCATATATTGTAAAAAAAAAATATCTATTCTGATTTGATTAAAATGACAGAGGATACTAAAGAAAAGGAAATTACTAACATAAAGCTAAGTAAGTCTTTTTTAATAACTTTAAATGATGTAATGAAAAATCAATTTAATATTAATTGTTCTTCTAATGCTGATTTAGTCAAAACAGCCCTAAGGCATTTTGTAATGCTCTATACTAAGAAATCAGAGAATAAAGGAGTTGAGGATTCTTGAATGAGAAAATTATTCCTGTTGAATTAAAAGATAATAAGATCATTTGTAAAGTTTGTAATTCTCAATCTGATATTACAGAAAAGGATTTTATTTTTTTTTGTCAAAATGATCATAATCCAATTATAGCTCATATTGAAGATAATAAAATAAAAGATATTATGGATTTGAATAAAGGCTTTTTAGCAGGAGTATTACCAGGAGGAAATAAATTAGAATGAATAATATTCCATTAACATTATTAATAACAATTGGATTATGGATTATTGCTTTATTATATTATTATTTAATTTTCAAAAGATATTGTTTTAATCAGGAGGCTAAAAAAGATGGGAATTAAATTAGAGGAGCCTGTTTGGTTTAGCTTACTGAATATTACAGTTGTTTTAATTGGAATGGTATTTGCTTTTACAGGTATAATCGGAGCAATACTAATCTCTGAGGATTTAATTATCTATGCTTTAATAGGATATTTCATTTATTTAGGTTTATTAGGTTTTTATGTTTTAATATATCTTTTATCAAAAATCCTGGAGGCTTAAGATGAGAGCAAAATGCCTTAATGGTTGTTTTGAAAGGGAGATACCAAAGGATTTAGAGGAGCAAATTAAAAAGGATGAGAGATTTCTTAATTGCTCATTTTGTTTGGGAAGAGTTATTCTAATCTCAGAAGATATAAAAATAACAGATTTATTAATTAGGTAATTGGAGGAATAATAATATGGGAAAGGAATTTAAAAAGCAGGAATATATATTTGAATTAAAATTAGTTCAGCTTGTTAGTGTTGATAATGCTAATCAATTAAAAGACAAACTATTAAAGACAATTGAAAAAAGAATTTTCCAATATAATTTTGATTATCTGGAAAATGAGATTGATACCAAAGGCTCATCAAAGCTAGGAGCCATAAACGGTTATGGTTATTATAAAGGGAGGCTAAGTAAATACAATGATATTACTGAAGAGCAAAAACATATAATGAATAATGAAATAGCAAAAGTTAGAAAAACAATGTTTATAGATTTTACAGAAGAGCAAAAAAGAATTATAGATAAGTTATATGCTCAAATTCAGAGCCTTATTCAAGATTTATTTAATAATTCAGATTTATTCAAAGAGGTAATATTGGATTCTTATTTAGATATGAAATTATCTGAAATGGAGGATTAATCATGCCAATAAAGATTGATTGTTATTTAGGTAAACTAAAAACAATAAGAGCAATTAATAAAGCTCTTATCCTTTTCGATTTACTCTCTAAAAAAAAATATCCTGAGCCTCATTTTGAATATGTGAATAATTATAATCTGCTAGCACCTAGTAAAGAATTAAAGATTAGAGCAGGAGTTGAAAAGAAAAAAGATGGGAGTAAGAATCCTCTAATGAATTTTAAAGAGTATTCAAAACTATACGTTGAAGAATTAATGAATAACAGTAAAAAGATTTCAAGAATGGCTGAATTAAAACAAATGGCAAAAGAGAAAGATGTTTACCTGATTTGCTATTGTAAGGATAAGAATAAATGCCATAGAAAAATATTAAAAGAAGTAATCTTAAAATTGGAGGAGTAATATGAAATTAAAAATCATTAAAGAGAAAGATCAGCCTTATGTAATAATATTCGATAAGGAATTAACAAAACCTAATCTAATATTTCATTGTTCTGATTTTGAGGAATTGATAACTACATATATTCAAGATTATGATTTCTCAGGAAGAATAGGTAGCTTAGGAAGTCTAATCAAATCTCTCATTGAAAAACAAATTCTAACAGGAGAGAAAGATTATCTTATTAAACTTTTAAAATCTATTAAGGAGGAATAGATCAATATGCCATTAGATTTAAAAATGTTAGGCCAAGCCTTTTCTTATTTCAAAGAGGAGGAATTTGATAAGGAGGAGTATTGTGATAATGAATGTGGAGATCGTTATCATGAATGTGAATGTTGTGGTAATTATTCTGGATGTGAGATTACCCAATCTGATTGCTCTGAACTTAAAGAGGCTGAGGAGCAATATAAGAAGAAATATGAGAAGAAAGTAATAGAAGTATTTAATATCGAAAATATCTATGGTTTTGATATGGCTATCAACATCTCTCATTATTTTGGTATATGGGAAAGCTCAGAGGAGATTAATACAGAATACCTTAATAAAAGATTTAAAACTCAATACTTAGAGATTAATAAATCTGTATTCATTGAGAAAGAGGGAGTAATACCTAAAGAATATGAAATCCCAGAAAATAAACACTCCTTTCTTAAAAGAGTAATAGATTCTTCTTTTAACTTAATTAAAAATCCCAAAATTCTTTTTGCTCCTGAAAGACCCATGATTATTCAAGATAAAAAATATAGCATTATAATATCTCCTAAATATCCTGATAAGGAGGAGGCTGAAAGTTAATATGGATATAGACTTAGAAATATTAAACAATCATTTTGCTTATTATAGGGAGGAAAGTTTTTCTGCTGAATATTATTGTGATTACAATTGCAATGAATGTGTTTGTGATTGTTGTGGATCAAGAATAGATTGCGAAAATGATCCTAGAACATGCGGGATACTACAAGAGGCTAAGAAAAAATATGAGAAATTAATTACTGAGAATTTCATAGTTAAGAAAATACATGGGTTTGATATGGCTACTAATTCTGAGAGGATTGTTGCTATTACAGATAAGATTATTGATATACAACATTATAAAGTATTATGGAATAAAGTATTTCAGGAAATAAAGAAATCTGATCTAAAGCTAATACCTAAAATAATTCCTGAGCTTTATGAAATTCCAGATTCAAAAACTCAATACAAAAAAAGACTGATTGATTCTTGTTTAAAATTAATTAATGCTCCTTACAAAATTTATTTTTCTCCTGAGACTCCTTTAATAATCAAAGATAAACATTATACAATACTCATTGCTTATAGAATAAGCCATGAGACAGAGGGTTGAGAATTAAAATGGATATAGACTTAGAAATGTTAAACAATCATTTTGCTTATTACAGAGATGAGGCTTTTGGAGAGGATAATTACTGTAATAATATCTGTTCAAAAACTAAATGTGATTGTTGTGGTAATTATATTGATTGTGGTAATTCTCAATCTGATTGTGAAAAGCTTGAGGAGGCAAAGAAAGAATATTATAAATTAGTATTGGAGGATTTTCATATTCAGGAAGTTTATGGATATACATGGGCAATTGACTCTAGGAGACTTCTTGGAATAACAACTGAGATAGTTAACATTAAAGACTTAGAAAAACTCTGGAAAAGAAATTTTCAAGAAATAAAGAAAGAAGATTTGAAATCAATTCCTGTAAATGATCAATTGATAGATAATAAAATAACAAAAAAGAAAAAAGGAGTTAATGAGGCTGTTCTTTATGGAATTTCGGATTCAAATGAACAACAATATAAAAAAGCTATTATAGATAAATCATTTGAATTGATAAAAGCTCCTCATAATATTTTCTTTTCTCCTAAGGCTCCCTTAATTATTCTGAATGATAAATATAACTTTATATTTGCTCCTAGAATTACAACTGATGAGGAAGATGAGGATTAATGAGTATACAAATATATCTATTAAAACCTAATGAATGCCAAGCTCTCTCAATCCCTATATTGAAATACTCAGATAGAGAGGTAGAGGGTTTTATTTTTTATTCAGAAAAACAACTTAGAAAATTTGAAGAATATCTAAAAAAAAATTATGGTCCAGGAATAGAATATTCAGTAAAAAAAATTACTAAAAAAGAATACCTGGAATTAGATTTAAAAAAATTAATACTTATCTCTGATGAGGAATAGTAATGTGTGAAGATTCTAGAATTTGCTTAACTATTGGTAAAAACATGACTAAGGTTTTAAAAAGATTAAATAAAGGAGGAGAACAATCTATAGTGAGATTATGGTTAGACTTTAAGAATGATATAACTTTAAGGTCTCCTGTTGCTTTATTCCATGTATTAAGTAAACTCCAGGATAAAAGATTCATTTCAATAAATCAAAAAATAAAAGAAGTTAATTTCCTTATGAAGAATTTTAAAAATAAAATAAATGAGAATGGTAATATTAAATTAAAAATAACTGAATTAGGGAAATCATTACTTACAATAATCCAGGAGGCCAATTCATAAATGAAAGTTGCTCTATTCAATGTAGATTCTAAAATACCAAACTTAGCTCTTATGAAATTAAGCTCTTATCATAAGCAGAAAGGAGATATTGTATCCTGGTATTCTCCTTTATTCCATAATTTTTATGATAAGATATACGCCTCTAAAATTTTCACATATCCAAACCTTAATGATAATTATTTAAGAGCTGATATGATTAAAGGAGGCTCAGGCTTTAGAGATTCTAATGGAAATGTTATTAGAAAAGATTTACCTGAATCTATTGAACATCTATATCCAGATTACTCACTATATAACAATCTAGATTATAGTATGGGTTTTATTACAAGAGGCTGTATAAGAAAATGTAAGTTTTGTATAGTTCCTCAAAAAGAAAATTTTATCAAGAAGAATGCCGATCTAAGTGAGTTTACAAAAGATCAAGATAAGGTATTACTATTAGATAATAATATTTTAGCTTATGAAGATCATATTAAGGAATTACAAAAACTAAAAGAGTCTAAAAAGAGGATTGACTTTACTCAGGGATTAGATATAAGATTAATAAATAATGATAATGCTAAATTACTTTATAAAATTAAAATGTGGCCTGGTAAACAAATTAGATTTGCTTTTGACGACCCAAGATTAGAATCTACTATTGAGGAAAAGCTCCATATACTAGAGAAAGCAGGATTCAAATTTGGTAATATGATGTTTTATGTTCTAATTGGTTTTAATACAACTGAATCAGAGGATATGAGTAGAATAAACTTTCTTAAGAAATACAGAATTGACCCTTATGTTATGCCTTATAATAAAGATGATCATTATCAGAAAGCACTACATAGATGGGTTAATCTTAAGAGTGTATTTTGGAGTAAAACATGGGAGGAGTTTTTAGAATTAAGAGATTCAAGAAATAGAAAATGTGTAAAAGAATATTTAGAACAAAGACAGGAGGCTAATTGTTAAAATGATTTTTATTATACTAGCTTTAATAATCAATTTTTTTGGAATAGTATTTTTTGGAATAGATTACAGCAAAGACTTTGATAATAATTCATTCTCTAAGTTCTTTTTTTTCTTTTTAGTAATATTATTCATTATTCAATTAATTATGCTTACTATAGTAATTACAATAATTAATTTTGGAGGAGGAAATTAAAATGGCTGAGCCTAAAATATTTATTGAATGTTCCTGTTTATGTGAAATTCTCAGATTTGAATATCTAAAAGATTTTGATGAGGTATCATTAACAATCTATAAACGATCTTGGTTTAGAAAAAAGAAATATCTGAATGAGATAATCTTAGATCGTGAGAGAGCAAAATTGATAATGGAATTCTTAAGATACTTTATAGATATTAAAGAAGAGTCTCTTGAAAATAAACTGAGAGATAATAAAGAAATGGAAATGATAATGAATGATCTTCTTTCCTTTCTAAGAGAAAAGCAATGTAGTATTTCAAGAGAGTTGCTTTTTGAGAGAGCAACAGAAAAAGGATTCTCATTAGACTTAACTAATAAAACAAAAGATATGCTAATTGATATGAACATTCTTGAGGAACTACACTTAATAAAACTAAAGGAGGAGGAATAATAATTACTGAATCCAGGCCATTTATTTCAGATGTTCAAATACTTTCTTTAGAAAGCAGAGCTGAAAGATTAAAGGTTATGGCTATTCAAGAATATATCAGAAGAGGTAATACATCAGTCATTAGATGGTATTATGGTAGGAAAGATGTTGTTGAATGGTTATCTGAGGGAGAGTTCTTTAATTGGTTTTGGGAATATTGGAGAGAGGCTAAAGAAGAGGTTAAGTCATTTGGCTATGGAGTATTTTGCGACAATGGAGGAGGCTATAAAACATTTATATATATATATATATTACGCTTAAAAGTTAATGATTACATAAAACCAATGATTATCTATGAAGATCATCCTGAGTTTAAAGAGCTAAAGAAACAATTTAATGATTTAACTAATACTTATACTCAATTAGAAAGAATGAATAAACAACATCTTAAATTAATTGATCAATTATCATTACATTTAAAATTAAGGGAGGAGCTTAAAGTTAAATACTAAGGAGTGAATGAAATATGCCTGAAATAAAAACAATTGAGGATTTTGAGGGATTAATGGATTTCCTTTTCGACTCTATGAATGTAAGCTTTAAAGCTTTAAGAGTAATGGCCAATTTTATAGATAAGGAAAATGCTCAATGCTTAGAATCTCATTTAAGCTCTCTTGAGGATTGCTTGAGAGTAGGTAAAAACAAAATAATAGAGTTAAAAGAAAACTTTAAAATAATTTCAATCCAGGATATAAAATATTTTACTCCTGATTTAATTAGAAAAATTAAAGAAAAGCAAATATACATTAAAGATTGTAATGAGAGAATATTTCTGCCTGAAAAACAACAGAGGCAATGGAAAAAACAATTAAAAAAAGAATTAAAACCATTATTAGAATTAGCAAATAAATATAATATAAAAATAGAATGAATGGAATAGATTTATTTTCAGGAATGGGAGGCTTTTCATTGGGATTCATAAAAGCAGGATTTAAAATATTATATGCTATTGACAATTGGAAATTTGTAAAAAAGTCTTATACTGATAATATTGATTCTGAGTTTATATTGGCTGATATTAGAGAGCTTAATCCCTATGATTTCTTAGGAGATAAGATTGATTTCATTATAGGCTCTCCTCCATGTAAGGAGTTATCAATAGCAAATTTCAGGAGCCTTAAAGATAAGGGAATGGAGTTAGTTAAAGTATTTCTTAAATGGATTGAGGTAATTAAGCCTAAATATTGGATAATGGAAAATGTATCCCAAATAATTCCATTACTAAAAAGAGGAACATTCAATATAACAATCCCAATAATAGCTGAGTATGATCTTGTTAATTATGCTATTCCTCAATTCAGAGTTAGAGCTTTCTCAGGAGCTTTCAAAAGATTAAAACCAACTCATTCAAAACTAGGAGGAATTGATCTATTTGGAAATAAGATTCATAAATGGAATATTGTTAGAAAAGCCTTAAGGGATATGCCTCCTCAAGAATACTCAGATAAATTAAATAAGAGACTTATCCCAAGAGACTCTGAAGTAAAAGATTCTTTCTATACTAAACATGGAGAGCAAATTCTTGATGAGCCATGTAGAACTATAACAACAAAAGATGACTTTAAATTGATCAGGAGAAATCAAAATATCAATTTAAGCCTGGAAAGTGAGGAAGAAAGAAAAGTAAATCTCAGGAGATTTACACCTAGAGAATTAATGAGAATCCAAACATTCCCTGATTCATATAAAATATCCGGGAGCCTTACAAATCAGTATAAGATGATCGGAAATTCAGTTCCTCCATATTTCTCTTATCAGTTAGCTTTAGAAATTAATGGAGTAAATAATAATAAATTTAATTTAATGGAGTTTATTCAGGAGGAATAAAAGATGTTAGAATGGATAGAGGAGGAAATAATATATCTAGCTGACCTAATAAAAAAGGCTTTAGAATCAGATAAAAGATTTAAACTAAATAAATTATCTAAATATTCTATTAAAGGAATAAAACAAGGTTTAGGGATTAATGTTAATATTTCAAAAGAGAAAGAAGTATTTACTATAAAAATTGAATATCAAAAAAGCTTAAATTGTATTCATTGTAAATCTCAGAGTATTACCTATAAAAGTGAAAATACTTATTCATGTAATTCATGTAAAAAAGAATTTAAATTAAAATAGAGGAGATAATCATGGATATTGACAAATATACTATAAATGGAAAAATACAACTAAGTTCAGGATTAAAAACAGATCAATATTATAATTTTGAAAAAATTACTCCTGAAGATAAATTAAAAATTGCTGAATTATTAAAGAGGGAGTTTTTAATTGCTAAGGATATTTTTGAGGATTTAGTAATAATAAGTATTGGCAAGATAGGAATGGCCATTACTCAATTAATCCAAGATAAGATTATTGTATATCATTATAATCCAGAGCTTAAAACTATAATTGATGGGAGAGTTAAAGCTCCATATATAATATTTACTGATGTAATCAAAACATTTTCTACTATATTAGACTGTATAAAAGAAGTTCAAAAGAACTATGATTATGAGCCTATAAAAATAATTTGTATAAAAAATGCTTTAGATATAATTGATTTAAGTGAGGAATATGAATAACCAAATAATTAAAGCAATAAAAGAACATTTAGAAATGATGTTAAAGCAGGAGATTTTATTCTTTCCAGATTCTAATAATATCAAAATATTATCAGATATGATGAAAAGAGCTGAAACATTACTCACTAAAGAGCAAATGTTTTCATTCAGAGAGGAAGTAAAAGAGATTCAAGATGAGTTTTTAAAAAAGTTTAATGAAAATGATATTAAAATACCAGAACATAATAAGATACTAATTAACATATTCAATAGTTTATTATGAATAATACAGGAAAAATAAATTGGTTAATGGATTGTAAGTTTGATCAGCAGGATATTTTGAAAGCTATAGCTTATTTTATTCAGGAAAATATTAAGTTTTGCTGTTATGAGCTATATGATTCAGTTATAAGAGGCCTCTTAACTATAAGGAATAGTAAGATTGTTATAAATCATTTTATTCCAAAATCCATTCTTGAAAAGAATTTAGAGCCATTTCCAGAAATTAGTTTAGAGCAATTTAATTTAGAGCCTTATCAAAAGGATTCTGATTATTATTCTTTGGTAATTGATAAGTGTTGTTTTTGCTTTAAACCAACTAAATTTGAATTTGATTTAAAAAATATCAATTATAATAATGAGCCTGGAGCCAACTTTAATATTAAATATTTTTCTCAGGAGCAATTAATTCATTTAAATAAATATAAATTCTGCTGTAAGGATTTAGAGAAAGCAACATTATTAGGTTTTTTCACTCTGAGTAATGCTCCTCAATATTATAACTGTAATGATGTTTATGAGTTATCTTATAACCATGCTGTTATTCCTAAGAAAGTTGGAAATATAATAACAGGAGAGGTTTACGACCCTGAGGAATTTTATGGCCTATTTCCTTTGGTAAATTGTATATATTGTAATACTAAATTAATAGAAGAGTATGAGGATGAGTTGTTTTGAAAATAGATAAGGATGAGAAAGGAAATTGGATTTTCTTTTGCTGTAGTAATTTAGAGATATTATATAAAGAAAAGAAAATTAAATTCTATTCCAATTATACAAGCTATAACCATATCTTTCTTAAAGTTCAGGGTTTGTTTGGAAATTGGGTTTACTATGATAAGGGAATAGAAAATAATGAGGAATCAATGGCCTGGATGTTTTGCCCATTCTGTAATTTTCATTTCTATAATAATATAAGATATGAAGAGGAAGTAAATACTATTACAAAAGCTTTAAGCTATACTCTTAGATCATTACTCTGGAGTTCTAAAAACATAGCGGAGCATATTAAAGAAAGTGATCTAAACAATTTTATTGGGAATCTAAAGAAAGAAGATTATCTAATAGAAAATCCAGAAAGATTAGAAGAAAAGATTAAACAAACAAGAAAAATAATAGAGAATAACTTTTTTGAGGTTTAGGTAAAATGAGTAATCAAAAAGAATTTGTTAATCAAGGAGCTATTTTGAGAAAAAAAGAGCCTGAATATTTATTATTAAAATTAGATAAAACAATTGATCTAAAAGAATTATATAATATGCTTGGTAAATACATTGAATCCCTTAAATTAGGAAATCAGCTTAATACCGAATATAATAAAGATAACATAGATTACACATTTATAAGAAATAAATGGAGAGATATTGCTGAGATTTTACTTAAAGCAGATCACTCATGGGATGAAATGCCTGAATTATATAATAAATATCCAAATGATAATGAAAAGAAATATGAGACAGCTAATATAGAAGTTTTAGAATATACTTCAATGAAAGGAGTAAAAGATATTAGAAAGATACATGAAAAAATAAATCAAGCCTCTCATCCTAAAATAACAAAAGAGCTAAGAGATTTCTTATTCGATTATGTTAATAAAAATCCTGAGATTTCTCTTGATCAACTTCAATTTGTATTAATTATTGATCATCAAATTTCTTTAAACACTAATGAAATACATGGTTTACTATTTTCTCATCCTATTGCTATAAAAACTGAAAAAAGGATTAGAGAATTAAATCCAAAATGCCCTAGTTGTAATTCAGAAGAAAGGCATTATCCCTTAACCTTAGAACATTCCATTATTTGCTTTATATGTGGATTTGAATATAATATATTAAAAGAGGATTAAAATGGAGAAAGAAAAATTTGAAATAAAAGTATTACCAATTTATTCTAAATTAGCTGAGGAGTTAATTGGCTTTTTTGGGAGGACAAAAGAGGAAGTATTTGAAAAGTGTATTCAGAATTATTTTACTATACCTGAGACTTTTAAATTATTAGAAAGATTTGAATCTTGGAGGAATGAAAAACTCTCCTCATCAAACCTGGAGCCTCCCTTAGAGGTTATGATTGAAAGAATGGAAAGAATGTTAGAATTTTCAGATCATACTCCTATAGAATTTACTTTAAGATATTTGAAATGCTCTCAGAGTTGGTTTTATGATCATTTACATATTTTAGCAGAGAAATTAGGTTTTACATTACAAGATCAGAGGATAGTGAGAAATAAGAATGATTAGTAAACTTAACCAGGCCTTATGTAGAGGAGACTGTAATCCAAATCATATATATAAAGAAGTTTGTCATTTTAAATTAAACCAAGAGCCTTTTTGTCAATTAATTAAAAATGCTATTAGTGAGGGAGAAAAGAGAAATGGAAAATAGTAAGATAATAATAAATCTTGATATAACAATGAATAATGAAAGAGCATTCAAGAATGAAGATATAAAAGAAGTATTGGAAAAATTAGAAAATATTTTAATAAAAAACCAAGAAATTCACGATTACGAAATAAAAACAATTGAAATTAAGAAAGAAATAATTGAATAGGAGGAATGAATATGGCTAATCCACAAAACCCATATATAAAGGAGCAACACAGGGGAGAGGCTGAAAAGCCTCTCTCCGATTCTCTTGAGAAATGCCCTATCTGTAATTCGGTAAATATAATCTCAAAATATCAAGATCAGCAATTTAATGATGGGAGATTAGATATCCTCAATTATAATCATTGTAATAGTTGTAATCATAATTGGAGGCCAACAGAATGAAAGAAAAAATATTAATTCCTATTTTATATATTATATGGGTTTTCTCAATGTATATATCAATTATTTTTTCTTATTATTTCCCTAATTTCTTTATAATTGTTTTTTATATAGATTTTGTTATAATCCCTGTAATTATTTTTAGTGTTTTTAAAAGCAATTTCAATAAATTATCTGTTCCTGAAAGTTATCTTTATACTATAATTGATAATCTAATCATTGAGAGAGAGTTAAAAGAAATAAAATATGGACTATGCTTTAATTGTAATAAAATACTTAATTTCTATGAATATTACCTAAGTAATGTAAAATATATTGATTCTAATAGAGAAAAAGTGAGGGATATGATTCAATTATGGAATAATGAGAATATTGAGTTATACTGTTGTCAATGTAATTCTATTGAGAAATTAAAACAGGAGAGTTGATAAAAAGAATGAATGAAATAATAATTAGGGAAGAGAATGAAATAACAGATCAAATTTTAGATGAGGATTTAAAGTTAGTTGATATAACAGTTATGATACATGATAGGGTTTTAGAGGAATTAGATATTCAAGAGCTTATTCAAATGATTAAGGAAGAGCATAATTTAAGAGTAGTTTATATTCATAAATTTACATCAAATCAGAAATTATCAATAGGAGTGAAAGAAATTATCAATAGGAGTGAAAGAAATTATCAATAGGAGTGAAAGAAATGAAATTATTTAAAAAATTGAAAGAATACCTGGATATTTGTTATTTTAAATATAGTAAGAAAGTCTCAGGTAAACAATTATCAAAAAATCATAGTAATAACCAAATTGAGAGTATTTTTTCAGAGAGGAAAGAAAAGAGCCTGGATTACCAGGCTCTTCCTCTTGTAATTAAATCAAAAGGAGCTGAAAGAAATGGATAAAATAATGAGAATGGTAAATGGAAATAAGAAGTTTGAAGAGAATAAAGAAATTAAAAATTTCCTTATAGTAATTACTATTTTTATAGTAATCTTAGCCTTAATGCTATTTATGGAATTTCATAGCTATATCTTAGTATTGCTAATAGGCTTAATAATAGTGGATTCATTAATTTCCTTAAGATTCAAAAGAAATAAACTTCATACTGAGTTTTTAGGCTGTTATTGTTGCTCTTATTTTAATTTAAAGCATGAATCTTGTATATACACAGGCTCCTCATTAGAGGGAAATTTTAACATTTGTATTAAATTTGTATTCAATAGAAATGTAAATGAATTAGCTTTAAATATTAAAACATTGGAGGAGAAATATTCTGATAAGTCAAAAGAGGATAGATATGCCTATAAAATTCCAGGAGGCCAAAAACAATGAAAGTTAAATTTCAGAATAATGGATTACTCAGAATCTACGACCCTGAGGTATATAAGGCTATTGAGAAAATCTATGAAATGCCTGGTATTGATACAACTATAGATAAATCTAGAGCAATTAAGCTAAAATTATTAGAAAATAACCAAATCTTAGTGAAATTACCATGAGTAAAAAATGGAAATGTAAATTTTATGATATATGTAATAAAGGAAAGCAGGATAAGTGTTTTGACTATATCTTAAATAGGATGTGTAAAACATTAAATAAAATAGATAAAATAATTGATGAGAGATTAGAAGATAAAATTAAGGAGATGTTAGATTAATGGAAAAACATAAACATATTTCCTCAAATATTTCAAACCAGGTTTATTATTGCTCTGAGTGTAAATTATATTGGTTTAAAGTGAATGAAAAGGAGATTGAATTTAGATTATATATATTTGCTCCTATAAATGTTGAGAAATGCCCATTCTGTAAAGGAACTAATAAATCTCCAATAACTCAGAGACTTAAAGACTTTATAAAAGTTGCTAAAGGAGAAATGAGTATAGAGCATTATCATAAAATCTATGGAGTTGATAATTCAAATGGAATATAGAAATATTTTAATTTTATTTGGAGTCATGAATATAATCTTTACATTTGGCTGTTTTTGTATATTGGCCATTTTTCCAAAAGATTATGAGTATGATTATTGTTTTTGTAATTATCCAGATACTTTAGCAGAGATTATAGTATTTATCTTAGGTATAATTCTAATATCCATTGGAATTATTTTACATAAAATAAAAATCAAAAAGGAGGATAATCATGCCATTAGGTAAAAAAGAAATAATGAGGTTAATAAAAGAGGAAGAGGATTATCTTATTTATCTGGAAAAAAGGAAAAATGAAATTCTAAATGGTAAATATAAGAATAAAGATGAGGAGAGACAAAAGATAGAAAGTTGCTCTAATGGAATATCAACTATCATACATCAATCAAAATTAGAACTGTTATATCAAATCCTTAAAGATTACTATTCTCCAAAACCAAAAAAGCCTAGTAAGTATGAACTTTTTACAGAATTATTAAGTCTTTCAGAGAGGAGAATTAAAAAGCATAACAATAAAAACAAGGGATATAGTGAAAAGATTTATAATTTAAAATACTACACTATTCCTGAATTAAAAGAAACCTTAGATAAAATGAATAAAATTAAAGAGCTAAGGGAGGAAATAGCCAATGCCTAATCTAAAATTTTTTGTTAATAATGGAGGTCAAGATTTTAAGAACAATCTTAATCCCTTTTCATGTGGTAATTGTAAGAAATACCAGGAAAATTCCTGTAAATTAAGGAGTGAGTTTTTGGATAAGATATTTAGGAAGAGAAATACCAATTTAATTAATTCCTTAAAGAATATTCTTAGGGAATATATAGACTTACTCAATCTTCCTGAAGTGTGTATTCAATATCAAGAATTATTAGGTTATTGTAGTAATAATTATTGCTCTAACTATATTAATCCTGGAAATAAGAATAAATGCTCTCATTGTAAGAAATCTATATGTAATGAGTGTTTAGGTATGGCAACATGCCAAAACTGTTATGAAGACTTTTGCAATGCCTGTATGAATAATTGTGAAAAATGCCTGGAAAAATTTTGTTATGAATGTTTAGATGATCATATTAAGGAATGTAAAGGGAGGAAATTGACCAATGCTTAGTAAAAGGATAAAAGAATTAATCAAATTAACAATCTTAGGATTCTTATTTTTATGGTTTAGTGTTCAATTATTAATACTTTTACTATGGATATTTAACTTATTAAATTCCTCTCAAGCTTTCAATTGGAATTATTCTCCTCATCATTTTTGGTTTTTGAATACTATTTATCTAACTTCAATATTATTATATTTATTTACAAAACAATACCTGAACTGTAAACGTATTGATCTCTTGGAGATTGAACATGAAAGGAAGAGGATAACCATAGAGCCAATACTAGATTTTGATTTAGAGGAAGTTCTATCCAACATAAAAAATATTAATCCTGAGAAAGTATATATAGGAAATATTTATTCAGATTCACTAAAAAATTGGAATGTAATTATTGGCTGTAAATTTGATTCAATAAATAAAAAGAAAAATAAGGAAGTGTAAGAAATATGCCTGAGAATAATATGTATTCAGATTCTAAAAAACAATGGAATGTTTGCATAGGCTGTAAATTTGATTGTTTATACTGTAGTAAATCATTTCAAAAGACTATGAAAAGACAGAGGCATAACTGTAGGTATATAAACCAAGAATTAGGAGAAAGTAAATGTTATCTCTATGAGCCTCACTTTCACTATGAAAGATTATTTGATTCATTACCTAGAACTAGTGGAGATCAGTTTATTTGGGTTAATTCCTCCTCTGATATTTATTTTTCAGAGGAGCTATGGATAAATATTATTTTAGAAAGAGTTAAAAAACTCCAAGCCAAAACATTCTTTTTTCAATCAAAAGCTCCAGAATGTTTTAATAAATATGATTTTCCTCAGAATACAGTATTAGGCATTACTCTTGAGACTAATAGAGATAAAGAATACTTTAAAGTTCCTGAAGAGTTTAAAAAAAAAGGATATGATTTAATATCAAAAGCTCCATTACCAATAAAGAGATTTAAAGACTTCCTGGAGATTGAACATGAAAGGAAGAGGATAACCATAGAGCCAATACTAGATTTTGATTTAGAAGAATTTTTCGATTTAATAAAACAAATTAATCCTGAGAAAATTTATTTAGGGTTTGACACTAAAAAATGTAATCTAAATAATCCGGGAACTGAAAAAACAAAAGCCTTTATTCAGAAAATCCAAACTGAGCTAAGAAATATTAAATTAAAATTAAAGTATATACCATATTTAATTCAATGAGGTTAAAAAAATGGAGAGCTTTCAAAATACTATATTAGGAGTTATTGAGAAATATTTACAGGGAGAGGTTAAACAAACAATTCTAAAACAATTCCCTGATTTAGAAGATATAGAAATAAAATTCAAACCAAAATTTCATGAATCAAATTTTATGAACCAGGAAAAAAATGATCATGAAACAAAAAAACCCATTATTATTATAAATTACCTGGAGTTTTTTCTTGAAAAGCAAAAGAATCCAATTATTAAGTTAGATTTAGATTCTGAGAATGAATTGAATGAATTTCTAAATAGAGCCTGGATTATAAAGTATTTAGGTATTTCTGTAAAAGATATAGAGGTTTATGATACTAAGCATGGGTATCACATCTATATTTATACTGATAATATTTTTACCAATGTTGATATTATAATCCTCCAATTACTCTTAGGCTCTGATTATCGAAAGGAATTTTACAGCTATTTGAAATTGAAAAATGGCTCCTCCAACTTCAATGTGTTATTTGAAAGAAAATATGTTTATAATCATTTAGATCATGAAATAGAGCTTAGTAAGGAGGAGTTTAATGATTACTATTCCAGGAAGTTTAAAGAGGAACTTTCAAAAGAAGATATAAATCCTAGTTATTCAAAAAAGATTAAAAATGTTATTTCTTTTGGAGATGAGAGAAATACAGGCATTTTCAAAAAGAAAGCCAATGCTGAGCCTGATAAAGTAGAGCATAACATAAAGGAGGAATAAAATAAAGATGAGGGATAAGAAAAGAATAATAAATATCATAAAAGAGGCCATGATTTATAGCTATAATGAGCAATTAGAGGAAACTGAGAGAAAAATAAAATTAATTAAAGAAAATCTCAATATAAATCATAAGATATTCCCAATATTAAAGATAGATGAGGAAGATTATATAAAATGCCAAAACTATATAGAGCAATTTCATTTTGAAATGAAAGATAATTGTATAAACTCAATTAAAGGGAAATTGAACATAACAAATTCAGATATAAAGGAAATCAATAAAATAGAAACATTATCCTCAGGATATTGTGAGTATTGTATATTCCAAATAGTTTGTAAAATCAATGATCAAGAATTTAAAGATTTTTCAGAGAAATATAACTATTGTATGAAATGTAATGATAAATTACATAGCCAAACAGCATTATTTCTTATATTTGAAATCTTTAATAAAATAAAAGATAATAAGTATGATTTTAAAATCTCTATCGAAAATAACATATTATGTTGTAATTGCTTTAGAAAGAAAAATAAGAAAAACCGATTAAAGAGCTTAATCAATCAATCTCCCATTCTTATAGAACATCAAGAAAGAATTTTAACAATTTTCAAAAAATTAGAGAATAATCCTGAGGAGGAAGATTTTGATCTATGAAGTTAAATAAGGAAGAATGGAATAAATTAGACAATCTACTAAGAAAAATTGGTTTTGGAGGATACTATGATTTCCTGGAATGTTTAAAAATCTCTATTAATGATATTAATGATATATATCAGGTTTTTAACCAGGAGAAAATTCAAGAGCTTAAAGACTTATCAATTTCAGTAAAACTCCTTAATAAATTAACTAATATAAATAGAGTAAAAATATTAGACCTTTTTGAAAAAACAGGAGTTAGGCCATGAATTATAAAAATTGCCCGTATTTAGACAAACATTCCAATTGCTCCCATAAGGGAGTAGTAATTGATGATCTTTTTTGTATAGAGAGTTTAGGAAAGCAATGTAATATACTAAAAGAATTAGAGCAATGGCTTTTGGAGGAAATAGAGGCCTTTTCTAAAGGAATACCAATCGAATGGGATAGAGTAATTGAGGGAGAGGGTTATATAGTTTTTTATGGTTTTATTCCAACTCAGAGATTTGAGAAAAGAGATAATTTTGTTTGTCTAATATATTATACTGAGGATGAGGGTTTTATGTTTATAACAAGCTCAGCCAAATATTCTCAGAAATTAAATAACAATCTTACAGGTAAAAACTCAGATCATAAACCCTGTATAAAGTTTAATGAGTTTTTTAAAACAAAAGAGGGAGGAAATTGAGATCAATAGAATGGTTAAGAAAAAAGAACTTTATGGAAATGGAGAATACAGAATATAATATTTGTAATCATAATCAAACAGATATGTTTATTACAAAATATTATTCCATTAAAACTGAAATAAAAAAAATAGAATTAGTTTGCAGGGATTGTTTAATAGAAATTCTCAAAAATCCAATTTTTAGAATTTACTCAATAGAGGTAGATATAGAGATATGAATCAAAATTATATAGGTATAACAGGAGTAAAAACCCTTAGTCAAACTAAGGCTGTTTTTAAGAAATTTAAATATTACAATCTGTTAGATAACCAATTCTCCCATTTTGGAATGATAGGTTATTTAGTTAATTACCAATTCAAAACTGAGGATTATGCTTTAGAAAGTAAGAAAAAACCAACTCTGGAAGAATTATATAATAATTTAATCTATTTATTTAACAAACCAATATTCAAAACAATTCATTACTATACAGAAAATAATCAGGCATTTTCTAAAGAAATAACAGAATTATTGAAATTACCAATAGCCATTCCTCTAAAACAACAGAGGGAATTTTCAGCTAATTCAATAGACTTAAGAGAGAGATTAGTAAATCTAAATAATCTAATTGGAGGAATCCAACTAAATATAGAATCTCCTAATCCTTTAGAGATTTTAAAAATTAGAAAGAGATTTCCAGGATTAAAAATAATATTTCAATTCAGGAGAAAATATCATAAGAATTTCAATCTAAAAAATTTTGTAAGAAAATATCAAGTTTTCGATTATATTCTTTTTGATCAATCCTTAGGTTTTGGAGCTGAAATTAATTTAGATAAAAACCAAGAAATTTATAGAAAAGTCTTCAATAATGGATTACATTCTAATTATAATGTTGGATTTGCGGGAGGACTTAACGAATCAAATATTTATAAGAAAATAAAGAAAATCTATAAATTATTAGGAAATATCAATTTTTCAATTGATACTCAATCAGGAGTTAGAAATCCTGAGGATAAATTAGAGATTAATAAAATTAATAATTTTCTTTCAGAATTTATCAAAAGCATATTAGATATTAGAATAAATTTAGAAAAAATACCAGGAGAAAAAAAAAAATGGCTAAAATAATAAAACCAAAAGAAATTAATTTATTAAACTCTTAGGAGATAAAAAAAGAGGCTGAGAAAAAAAATGGATTACAGAATTAATCTAAACATTAATTATTTAGGAAGAGTAGAAATTATCTTATCAAACCATCATGGCCAAGAGTTTAAATTTAATATCCATGAATTTCAGGAAATAATAAAACAATACAATAATGAATTTGAAAGATTGTTAGAAGATTCTTTAATGGCTGAATTTTTTGATAAACATAATAAAACCTATGGAATTTATGAGATGTTAATTAGAAAAGTATCCCTTTATATAGTTAATAGGCTGAAAGATAAACATCTAAAAAATGGTTATTCTTGGAAAAATACAGATATAAATGATCTGAAAGAAAGATTCAAAATAACCTATGAAAAGCTTAACTTAGTGGATTGGGATAAACAGGAATTAGGGAATTTTCAAGAGCTTACTCAATTAGTCGATCATATTGCTCAATCTTGCCTATACTTTCTTAGATTTAGAGAAAATGTTGGAAAGGATTTCTTATTTACTGATAAAAAGAATATAAAAGATGTAAAAGAATTTCTGGAGGAAATTTAATGCCTTTAAATGAAAAATATCCTAGATTCGATAAACAAATGATTACTTATGTTTTAAGCCTATTAAATAATGATAATGAGGATTTTATAGGCATGGGAATAAAATCAGAGACTTTCTATGAAATGGAGGGAGTTATAGTAAATAAAACACATACTCTTTTATTATGCCCTAGAAGTGAAGGCTCCTTTTATGGAGACTTTGAGACCTCTAAACCAGGAAAAAGTATTTTTAATATAGAATTAATTAGATATGCTTTTGATATTCTTGAGGAGCTATCTCAGAAAGATTATATTGAGATAATTACTGAGCCTGAGAAATTTTCTCCTGCAATTATTAGGAAAGGCATGTTTGAGATACACATTCCTCCAATTGACTTAAATAAGAAAGCAGGAGGAAAGCAGAAATTTCAATCTCATATCCTGAATGGAGAGGATTTAAAATTATTTCCTCTTGAGGAACTAAATGAAGAGAAAACTAAAGATAAACAGGAGGAATAAATAATGCTAAAAAAAACAAGAGGGGATAAAAGAAAGGGGATGTTCGGAAATCAAATTAAAGATAAAAACCAGGAGGCAAAAAATCATGGCTGAGCATGAACTAAAAGTATGGCCTATATATTATGAAGAGATTGAACTAAATAATAAAACTTTTGAAGTTAGATTAAATGATCGGGATTTTAAGAAAGGAGATTTTATATGCTTAAGAGAATATAATCCTGATAAAAAACAATATACAGGGAGATTTACAAGAGCTGTTATTAGTTATATCTTTTATGGAGGAATTTTTAAGATTCCTCAGGATATGTGTATTTTTAGTTTTATTAAATTAACTCCTTTAAAGATGTTAGAAAATGGATTAAACAAGATGTTTAAAGAATTTCCAGAATTAACAAGAATAAAATAGAAGTTTAAATAATCATGTTTGAAATAAAAAGTATGAATGAATTTAACCAAGAGTTAGAAGTAAAAGAGATAAACTTAGCTTATACTCTAAAGCTTTTAACTAAATGTGATAATATAACGGTAATAACAGAGTCTAATAAGAGAATAAGCCTGGAGCAATATTTATCTCCAATTAAGGTTTTAATTCCCTTAAATCAATCTGTTTTACAAAAGTTAGTCTCTATATCTGAAATAAAGATAAGAGATATTAAAAAAACTATAGAAAGTCTTATAGAGGAGTTATATACTTTTCTTAAGAAGAAAGGATATATATAAAACCTTATAGATTAACAAAACAAATAATTTGGAGGAATTAATTTGTATTCAATAGAGGAATGGGAATTAGTAAGCCTGAGTAAGAGAGAATTGAATATCAGGGATAAATCTAAAGTCTCCAAGCATTATAGTTTAATGTTTGGAGAGGCTGAGACCGATGAGCTAGGGCCTAATCCTGATAAGCCTAGCTGTTTTTACTGTAAAAATGAGGGAGTTGCTATTTATGGCTTAGATGTAATCAATAAAGTTTGGTTATGTGAATTACATCTCCAAGAGAAAATAATCAATGAGCCTAGATATGAGAATCCAGAATGGTTATTAGTGGAGCATAATATTTACTCAGAGCTTAATGAATGTGAGGTAATTGGCTGTAAGGAAATTGGTAGATTTCCTTATGGCTTTAGCGAAACATGGAAAGTAAGACTATGTAAAAGCCATTTAGACAAAGTAATTTTGCTAGAGTTAGAGGATTTAGAAACTCTAAATATCAAAAAGATAAAATCTAAATTTGGAATTACAATCCAGGAGCCTCAACAATGTATAATTTAATAAAAGGAGCTTTGCTCCTCATTTTTTTTAATAGGAGGATTAAGATGAAAAAATTACCTGATGAATTGGTAGAAAAGTTTTTAAAAAAATATTGGAGAATAAATAATCTCCAGGAAATATATGAGGATATTAATGTTAATGAATTTATCAAGAGAGCATTTAAGGGATATATAGATTCAATTCAAATAATTGATAATAGAATATTTATTAAGGAATTTATTATCTTTTCAGAGCAATATGATAAATTAGCCAAATTCTTAAGGAAGAATAATTTAACTATGGAAATTGGAAATCCTAAGAGTTATTATGAGATTTACTTATCTATAAAAAAAAGGGGGAATTGAATTGAAAATAAGGAATATAGAACAAGAATATATATCAGAGGATTTAATTAAACTTATTGAAATTGTAAGCAGAGAAAATAATTTAGAAGATTGGGAATTAGAATTATGGGAAATTAAAGGAGAGAATGAATGTATAAATGATCTTAAGCTGATATATTTAGATAAAACTAGTAATGATATTAAAAAATGGTTTATTCATGAAATTACTCATGCTTTATTGCCGAATAATGAGGATAATAGACTCCATAGAGAAGAATGGCAAAATCTATATAGAACTTTATTAAAAAAATATAATATAAAATATAAGAGGGATAAATATGCCTAAACTAAGTAAGGAATTAGGGAAATATGAAATACATAATCTTTCTTTTAGATTACCATTAGATTCAATACCTAATTGGCTTAATAAATATATACCGATTAAACAGAATGATTCATATAAAGTTAAAACTAAAATAATCAATAATGAAGAAATTAAATTTAAACCTATTATTCTAAATAATTGGCCAAGACCAAAATATTATGTTTATATAAATAAGGCTGATTTTGGAGGCATAGAATCTGTTGAGATTAATATGTATTCTATTGTTTTTAATTTTAAGAGAGATCAAAATAGACTGTTTTCTTCAAGCTCAGAAATTACCAATTATTTTAAAAATCGAATAAATGATGTTAGAAAATGTAGAGACTATTTCAATTCCATTGGATTTGAGATCAGGGATGAGCCAATAACAAATAATTTCCATGTAATAAACATGGAGGATTTTAATCAAACAATAATAAAAGAGGATAGATATGCCTAAACCAACAATTAATTGGAATAATTTAATTCACATTTCCAAAAATAAGTTCCAGGAGCTTTTTGTTATTTCAAAAGTTTTATGGATTAATCTAATTCAGAAACAGCCTTTAGATATTCATCTCATTGGAGATTTATGTATTTCTATTCAAGCTGTATTTGAGGCAAATCAAAATATATTAGATAAGAATTTAAATGATATTATGGCTGAGGCTAATAAGATGTTAAAATCAATAGAAGAGGAAAAGAATAAAGGAATAAAAGGATTAAAGAAAAAAATCCTGGATATTCTTACTGAGGCTTTTGGAGATAAGCAGGAGCTTATTGAAGAGCAGGATTTATATTGTATCAATGAAGAAATATTAAAAATCTTTAAATTAGTGGAGGAATAAAACAAAATGAAAAAAGATTGTAGTAATTCAAATGTAGATTGTTTTTTAGGAGTAAAAAAATGTAATGATTGTAATGATTATTCTACATTTGAGATAGATGAGAAAGCAACAAAAGAAAGGGATGAGCTTATTAAGATTGTCGACAAAAGAGAGCTAAGGAAGTTAAAAAAAGAAAAGCTTTTGGAAATTTATGAGGTCTATAAGGATTTCACTAAAGAAAAACTATTGAATGAATTAATAAAAGTAATTTTAAACAAAACCAGGTTTTTTGCCAAAGGGTTTAAAGAATCTGAGGAATATAAAAAATTAAAAGCTAAATATCCTAGCTGTAAATGGATTTGAGAGTTATGTTAAAAGAATTAGAAAAATACTGTAATGTAATAATTACTTATAATGATCATAAGATTGAACATAGAACTGTTAAAGAATATCTTGAGGAGTATAAAGAACATAGGAATTTTGTTTTTATATTGAATGATAAGGATATTTGTATAAATGAGAATAAGTTATGGGAATTACATATATATCCAATTACTCCTATTGGCTCTATGTGTGTATATGGCTCTGATATAGATAAATTAATACAAGAATTAATTAGAATTATAAAAAAAGAATATGGGATTTAACTATGAGTAAAGTGAAAAGAATTGATCGATTTATTAGATGTGAAAAATGTAATTCTGTAATGTTTCCTAAATGTTTATGTGTTATCTGTAATAATTATATCTCTCCTGAGCCTGATGAGGATGGGATAATATGCTTAGGCTGTAAATCTCCTAAGGTAATCTCTGAGTTTGGCAACTTTCTGAGAAAATATAAATGTAAGTATTATAGAAAAATAACTTATGATAATTTTTTCCAAGAAACAAAAAATATCTTAAGAGAATTAACTAGAAAAACATTTTTTTATAGAGACCGAAAATGTAAGAGTAAAACAACTTTATCAACTATTAAAAGCTATAAATGGTTATTAAACCGATATATTTCTTATAGAGATTACTTATTTAAAAAATTGGAGGCTTAGAAATGGGATGTAATAAATGTGGGTTTAATCCCTGTATATGCTTGATATTACAAAACAAATATCTAAATAAATTTCCCAAAAGAAAGATTATTATACATATACCAGGAGGAAATTAAATTGAAAAAAGAGGAAGTAATTGAGAGATTAAAGGAGGATATATTAGATTTTTTTACTTCAGATATCTTCTCAAAAAATAATACTGAGTTTTGGCCAATAGATAATTTGGAAGAGAGGATACAAGATAAATGGCATATATCTTTCTCAAGCTCGGATTTTAAAGAGGCCATAGTTCAGTTAAAAGAACAGGGATTAATAGATAAAAGAGAATGTATTAGATTAGAGGATTAAAATGAAAATCAAGAAAATCAAGAAAAACAGAAAACAAACTAAAGTTTATCAATATCTAGTTTATCTAAAGAATATAGAACTTCCTATTCAGATTTGGGCTAGCTCTTATGAATTTGATAATGGCTGTTATAAATTTATAAAGAATGGAATTTATATCTCTTCTATTTCAATTACGTTAATCAATAAGATAATGCCTGTTGGAAATAAGTTTAATGATAATAACATTAAGAGGATTTAATATGCCTAAGGAATTGATTAAATTTGAGGATATTATTGATTATTTAGAGGAGAGAATAAAATTCCATAAAGATAATTATAAGAATCTTAAATGTGAAAAATCTTTTAGTGTTTTACATGAATTTGAGATTTTTCTTAATCATTTCTATATGAATCTTATTATGGATAAAAATATCAGAATAGATAATGATTCTAAATTTGCTAAATTAAGAAAAGAATTATCAGAATATTACAATAATGAAATTGAGAAAAAATTTCCAATTAAAAAGAGGATAGAATGAAAATGGAGCTATTTGAAAAAATAAAACATCCTTTAAGGAATAAAATATCAAGCTGTAGTGAACTTTTCAAAAAGAACTATGACAAACCAAATTATTTAACTGATTTGATTATTGGACTAATTAAAGAGACAATAGCAGAGGAAAAAATAAAGGAATTAAGTTTATGGGATACTTATTATTTCATAAAATTAAATTGTTATGAGATAAGATTTAGTAAAGAATGTAAATATGACTTTCTTTCATGTATAGAAGAGGGAGAGGGAATTGTAATTGATTTTGATATTACATTCCCTGAATTGAAAAGTAATATGTATTTTCTCAATAATAGTCATGTATTCTTGCTAAAAGAAGTAATAGATACTAACATTCCTGAGATTAAAAAGCTAAAGGAGGAGAATAAATAAATGTTCTTAAAATTTGAATTATTCTTAGCTTTCCATAAAAGGAATGGAGATAGATATATGAATAAGATTGAGGATTCATATACTTTAGTAATTGGTAATTATGAAGATTTTGAAATATTTCTCCAAGAATATTTTGAATTAACAGAGGAATTTATTGATAATTTTATTGATAAACCTAAAAAGATGTGTATTTGGTTTGAATTAAATGAACTAACTCCTGATTACGATTATACGATTGGGAATATTACTTTAATGATAAGAAAGAATAAAAGCAAATATGAGAATAAAAAAGAGAAAATAGCTGAATACCTAAAATATGAGGCTAAGAACTTTTTTGAGGGAATACACAAAAGAAATAATAATCCAATTAGTAAGTGAGGGAGGATATGCTTAAATTATTTAAAATAACCTTTAGACAGGCTAGAATATTGATTTATCTATTCCAAGAGGATTTATTGGAATTTGTTAAAATTAAAGATATTTTAGATTTCCTGGTAAAAATCTATAATCCTAAGAGAAAGGATAAACATTTCAGGATTAGTTTAAGACAATCCTTTCCTTTCCTTTTGAAAAATAGATATATCCTGCTAAAGAATGGAGAGATAAAGTATTTAAATAAAAATACTAATAGGTTTAAAAAAATAACAATAGAAAATAATACCTTACCTTATGTAAATAATTTTACCTTAAAATTAATCGTTAAAAACAATTGGAAATTAAAAATTAGTGAAGAGGCTAAGTCTTTAATACCTATATTAATAGAATTTTATAATATAAAGAGATTAGAATAATTATGCTAAATAGTAAAAAAGAGGAGCCTGGTTTTTACTCCAGGAATGAAAGTTCATTGGATAATTGGCAAACTCCAAAACCGTTTTTTGAATTAGTAGAAAAACAAATGAATTTAATTTTTCCTCCTCAGAATACAAATAAACAGCCTGAATTTAAGTTTACTTTAGACCCTGCTAGCACTGATGAAAATGCTTTAACTAAAAAACATTTTACCAAAAAGGATAATGGGTTAATAAAATCCTGGAGAGGAAATAATATATTCCTCAATCCTCCTTATTCAGCAATGGGAGAGTGGGTTAAAAAAGCTTATAATGAAAGCCAAAAGGAAAATACTAAAGTAGTAATGATTTTGCCTCCTAGAACAGATACAAAATATTGGCATAAATGGATTATGAAAGCTTATATGATACTATATTGTAAGGGAAGAGTTAATTTCCTTATCCAATGCTCCTTATGTAAAGTATTAATCCAAAAATCAATAAACTATAATAAGAAAAGAATATGTGAGGCTTGTTATACTAAACTTACTAAAAAGAAAAAATCAGGCTCTTGCTCCACATTCCCTTTAGTAATCGCTATATTTAAAGCAGGAAATAATTTCTCTCCTATTACAAGATCATTTTTTCATAAACAAAATGATTTAGAGAAAGAAAGGGAGAAATTAAATTTAACATTAGACAAATGGTTTGATAAGGAGGATTATTATGAATAGAATACAATTTATTAATAGATCATTCAAATTATCATTTAAGTTAATTTATACAATCATAAAAACTCAAACTAAAAGAAAAGCTAAATTATCTCTTAGAGTTTTTTACAGGGTTTTTATTTTATCAATCTGGAATAATCCGGGAATTGAAAATAACCGAATAGAACTTAATCCTAAATTTTATAAATTTTATAATGGTATATATTATCCAAAATTTCAGGTTCTAGACCCATATTATTATAATTATCTAAAAATTATTGGAGATGAGATTCAATTACAGGGATAAAACAACATCCTCAATCCTCTAAAGAGACTAATACAATTATCTTAAGATATTCAATGAATATATTTACTTCTTATGAGATAAAGGATGTTTTTGATAACCAGGTTTACAAAAAAACAATAAAAGAGGAGGAGTAATAACTATGCCTAAAGTAGTTGATTGGGGTAAGATGTGGAGAGGCTATAAAAAAGATAGAAAGGCTGAGAAAGAAAGGATAAGAAAAGAGATATTCGATAATTTTCAAGATCGGGAATTTACTATGGGAGATATTTATTATTCAATATTTAATAAATTCAATAAAACTCTTTTTGGAAAGGTTTATGTTTACATAAGACAATTCCATAAAGCAGGATTACTTAAGGCTATGAGAAAATTAAATTATTCTGGAAATAAAAAAACTACATATTATAAAATAAAAAACTTAAAATAAATGAGGAAAAGAAAGAAATGGGATACATCAATCCAGGAATAAACCAGGTAGGAGGAAAATACAGGCTAAGAAAGGAATTAGTTAATCATACTCCTTTTCACGATTATTTCATTAGTCTTTTTTGCGGATCATGTGTTTATGAGCTAAATAAAAAGAAAGCATATAAGTATGAATGTTTTAATGATTTAGATTCAAATTATATTAATTATTTTGAAGTAATAAGAGACTTCCCTCAAGAGTTTGATTCATTAAAAGAGGGAGTATTAGGATTGATTTCTCAAAAGATTTTCAATGATATGAAAAAAGGTAAGATTATACCTCATAATAAAATTGAACAGGCTTTCTTTTTTTTCTATTCGAATAGAATTGGTTTTGGAGGCTCAGGGAGTTATGATTATGATTTAATAAAACAAATTGCTCTAGGTTATTTCAATCTTGATTTAGTTAATTTATATAAATGGAATATAAGACAATTGAGAGAGCTTTTTAAATTTAATATAGATTTACAGCCTGAGATTAAAAAGACAATTAAAATGATTAAAAATTTAAATAAACAATTGAGAAATCAAGCCTTAGAATATTGTATTAAACCTGCTATTGAAGTTAATATGAATTATAGAGGAGCAACTCTCCCAACAGTTATGAAAGAATATCAAACAAAAGAATCTATTGAATATTATAAGAATATAAGTAGAATATTCCCTAGCTTTAGAGGAACTAATCCAAAAACAACCAGGCCTATATCTAATGCTGATGGAGGCCTCTATACAATGATCGACCCTCAAGCTATTGAAAGATTAAGATATGTGAATCTAACTAGCTATGATTTCAGGAAAGTCTATAAAAGTCTCCTTACAGCTCTTAATCAAAAGAAAGGTCTTACTAAACAAGTATTTGTATATGCCGATCCTCCTTATCCAGATACCGAAGAATATTACACATTATACAGATTTACTCTTGATGATCACTACGATTTAATTAATATAATGAAAGAATCTCCATTTCATTTCAATACTTCAATAGGAGGAGAATGTAAATTTTACCTGGAGGAATTTAAGGACCTAAAAAATTGGCATATAATTCCTCAAGAAGTGAAATATTGTACTAGTGCCAATAATCAAGAGGATAAACAAGAATACTTTATTTGTAATTATGATATTTCTAAAGTTCCTAAGATGATACATGATTCAAATCAAAATACATTAGAGAGGTTTTTCTAAATGGCTAAAAAACAATCCAATCAAGAAAAAATAGTAAGAGTAGATATGGAAAATCCAGAGGGAAGAATGAAGTTAAAAGTTAAAGGAAAAAATGCTGTTAATAATTCTCTTAAGATTATGGAGGCCTTTGATTCAGCATGTGAGGAAATTAGAAAGGAGGAACAGAAGTGAGCCTAAAGATTGAAGATTTAATACAGGAAAATAACCAACTATACAAAAGAATCTCTGAACTAAAAGCTAAATTAAAAGGAAGAGAGGATGAGATAAAAAGACTTAGGGAGAGATACAATGTAGAGGAAGTAGTGAAACTAAGGAGAGAGATAAGAGCATTGAAGACTGAAAATAATAAATTAAAAATATCCATAGAAAGAAAGAAGAAAATAAACAAAAAACTAAAAGAACAGTATAGTATTGAGGAAATCAAAAAATTTAGGCTGAAGAATCTTAGCTTAGAAAAAAAGCTAAGCAAATTAACAGATAAGATTAGAAAATTAACAAATGAAATAAAATATTTGAAGAGATATAGAAAAGAAAAGCTTTCCTATGAAAGTTTTGCTAATCAAATAGATTTAATAGAATTATACAAAGACAATTTTGCTCAATCAATTATTACTCATGTTTTATCCAAATCTATAATAAATGAAATTCCTATGAGTTTAACAATGATATATCATGATATTAAAAAAGATTTCAAATTCACTTATTCAAAAAAAGAGTTAAATATACTCTTGGATAAAATGTATAAAAATCTTAAGATTTTCAAAATTCCTGGTAATACTGATAAAATCTATTGGAGGCTAATAATAAATGAGCTTAATGAATAGAGTTAAGTTTGAATCGAATAAATGGGAGGAAATGGATTTTTGCTCATGTGGAGATGAGGCTTTCATTAAGATCAATAATGAATGGATATGTGATTTTTGCTATTGGTTTTACCATGAAAGATTAAAGGAGGAGAAAATGATTAGAAAGAAATTATGCCTGAAATGTAATAAACAAATAACCGATGACCCTAATATTCCTTTATGTAATGATTGTAAAGATAAAATTAATAAATTCAAAACTAGAAGAAAAAACAAACCAGGAGGAGATTTAATTGACAGAAAAATTAAATGAATTTAATTATGAAATTGAATTGATTAAAGAATTTTGTAAATCCTTAGAAAAGAATAAAATCGAATATAAATTAGAATTAGCTCCTGGATTTCCTTACCATAAAAGTAAGATTGATATTGTTATTAGAGAGAAAAATAGATTAATAGGAATTGAGGCTAAGATAAAAGGCTTTATGCCTGTTTTTGCTCAAGCCTTAGGGAATAGAGTTTTTACTCCTTATAATTCAATATTAATACCTAAAAAACCCAATGAGAAACAAATTAAGAAATTACAGGAGAATGGTATAGGATTATATTATTATGATGAGGTTAAGCAGGATTTTGTTAAATTGCTAAATCCTGTTAAATCAGAATACACTTTCAAAAAATATTATAAGCAATTGAAAAGAAATTGGAATAAAAATAAAATAGGTAGAAAATATCATTCAAGAGAATTACCAGATAATTTTAAAGGATTAAAATCACATTCAGATAAATGGGAGGAAGTGAACTAATAATGGCTAAATGTAAGATTTGTAATAAATTAATCTTTTATAGATTTTTTTGTAAGGATTGTTTTAGAGATAGAGTTATTATAAAAGAATCTCCTGAGCTAATCAAATTAAAAATCGAAATTTGTAAACAAATACCTTTCGATTATAATCCAAAACATAAAAACTATAATTGTCCTTTATGTAAAAAACAATTTAATGCATATCATGTATTTTCTTCTATATCTAGACACTTATCATTTTGTAAACCATTTATCAAATTAATCAAATTAAAAAATATTAAATAGAGAATACAATCCAGAGGCTAAAGATATGGCAAAAAAAAAACAAATAGATGAGTTTACTGAAATAGAAGTATCTAAGAACTTTTTGCTTAGTCTATTTAATACAATAGATAAAAAGATTGAGGAATATGAGGAGGAGGCTTTTAATTACAATAGAGAAAAGAAAATGATTCCTCCTAGAAATATAATCGCTCAACTTCACGTTATTAAAGTAGATATTTCAAATATAAAAACCAAAATAAAAGATATTAAAAAAAAGTCAAAATTTCAATTGAAAATTGATAAGTTAAAAAAACATATTGAGGAATTTGATTGGAGCTATTAAAATGAAAATATATTACTGTTATGAATGTAAAGAATTATGGGTTTACTATAAAAAAAGATTTTCAATTATTAGATTATATTCAGGCAAAAAAGCTAAAATAAAATCAAGAAAATGTTTTAGATGTATATTTTTCTCAGGGGATTTTTTTTATCAAGATTTTTTGGATTATCTTACTAAAAATAATTGGAGCTTAGAGAGTAATGTAGTTCCTGGAAAAAAGCCAAAATATAATTCTAAGATTAAAGCAACATATAATCTTAATCCTGAGCTTTTCTATATATTACCTTACTATAAAAGGCAAACCGATTTTACATATAGACTAAAACAAATGATAACCAAACTAGAAATAATGAATCCAGGAGTAAATATTATAGATGAGATTGTAAATTATATATTTAGTAGAAAATTACTGAGGAAAATTAAATGAACAATTTAGATTTTGAATTAAGAGATATAGATTTTCTTATAAGCAATTGTTTTAGAATAGAGGATAATATTAGAGAATTTACTTTAATTAGATTCCCTGATGAATTTACAATTCCTATAATTTGTCATAACTGTAATAAATATGAGGATAAAAAGTGTGGAGCCTATAAATATGGAGGAGATTGTTTGGAATGGAGCCAATGGGAATTAACAGATAAATTAGAAAATATAATTGAAAAATATTGTAGATTTTTATTCATTAAAAAGAAATTTGAAAAGCTGAGGAATAATAATAATGATACATAATCCTATTAAAAAATTTGAAAATACTAAGGAAAGATTTTTATCAGGAGCCTTAGATCAAAATCAATATCAGGAGGCTCTAGCTTATTTCATAGAAGAGGCTGAGATATATCAATATTCTCAAGCTAGGGAGTTTTGTATAAAAGAATTTATTACTAATGATTTCAAGATTGATAAATCCTTATTTAGTCTTTTTGAAAATTTATTAATTTCTGATTCAAATTTCATAGTAAGATTTAATGCTTTATTTGTTTTAATAAAATATTTCCAGGAGAGAGTTCAAGAGCCTTTTAATTGGCTTTTAGAAAATGAAGATGGGTTTTTATTAAGATTGGGAAATCAATTAGGTATTAGAAATTCTAAAAAGCTCTGTAAATTTGTTAATAATCCTGTAATAAGTCTATTTCTGAATTATCCTAAAGAATATAATAAGAAAAGACCTTTTTATAATAATAATCCTGAGCTATATTATTTCCAAGAGCCAAACTTATTAAGAAACTCCTCAGGAACTATAATTTTCACTTTTAAAAAAAATAAAGCTCGTGATTTAATTTTTAAAAAAAAATTCTCCTGGACCGAATTTAAAAAATTAAAAGAAGAAACATTACCTGAAGTAATGAGCTATTATAGAGAGCTTAAGGGTATAACTATTTATGAATATAATAGAAAAGATAATACTTTTAGATATTGTTTAATGAAAAATGATCTATATCCTCATTTGACTAATATAGTAAATCTATTCAATGAAGATTATGATAAAATTAAAATAACTCTCTATACTCAAAAAACCGATCCTGCTATTTTTTTCAAATTTCCAAAATCTCAATTATTATTTGGAATTAGATGTTATAAAGTAAAATTTTGGAATGAAAAGTTATCTCAGAAAATTGAGAGAATCAAGAGGGAGAAACAGCAGAAAGAAGATCGAATAAATAATATAAGGAGGAAATATAAAAATGGCTAAGAAAAGAGGGAGACCAAAAAAAGAGAAAAAGAAAAAACCAGAATTAGTATATGAAAATATATTCGATTTCATTAGTAAATCAAAAGAAAGCCATAATCAAATTGCTCAATCTCTTGATATAACTCCAGAGGAATTGAATAATGTAATAAAAGATTATCATGAATCTCTAGAAAAGAGATTAGAATTTGATAAAACAGAAAGAAAAGAATTATTTAAATCTTTCAAAAAAATTGAAAAGGCCCTAGAGGAAATAAGAGAGGAGGCTGAGCTAACATTATCCTTAGACTCTGAGATAGAAGAAAAGAAAGATTATTGTTTGGTAAATATTGGAGGAAAATGGTTATCTCCAAAACCAGAAAAATTAAATGATTTTTCAGAAATAACTCAAAAAGATTATCCAAGAGGAAATAAAAATGGCTAAGATTGAGATAATAAAGGAAATGGCTCAGTTCTTTTATAAACATCAAAAGGAAAGCCTAGAAAGAATAGAATCAAATCTAAATAAATTCCTAAAAGGAACTTTTATAACTCCTGAGATACAATTTATATTTCCTCTAAACCATATCCAATTTATCTGTAAAAATTATTTCTCATTTGATAATCCTGAATTTAAGAGAATCTATGAATATGACAAGAAATTAAATAAAAAAATAGAATACTCCTGGAGAGAAATTAATGATAAGCTACTTTATTCCCAATCTTTCTCTCCACTCTCTGAATTAAACTATCATTTATTTAATCCAAATATTAATAGCCAATGTTTTAATTGTTTTTTCAAATTTCAATGTAATATCCAAGAGAAAGATTTTATAAAATATTGGTATTATAATAACAACTGTAATCAATGTAAAGAAAATCTTATAGATATTTTCTATGTGTATTTATTGTATACTATTAGAAAAAAAACAAATGATAAATTTCAGCTATTTAATATTAAATTTGGAAAAATAGTTTGTTGTGATTGCTTAAAGAAATTAATTGATAAGGGAGAGAATGTTGAGTTTGATTAAGCCTATATTACCAAAAATAAGAACATTTAAGCTCTTATATGAATGGGAGCCTAGATTTAAGTATGATTGTCTTGATTGTCCTATGTTCAGTAATGTTAAAAATAATGGATTAGGAGGATGTGCAAGACATGGAGAGCCATGCTTTAAGAATCCTTTTCTATATGATATGACTAAATGGGAAGAAAGTAAGAAAGAATACAAGAAAAGAATAAAGGAAAGTGAGTATATTGAATTGGATTAGAAGAGATGTAATCGAAAGGGAATTAGATGAGTTATTAACTTCACTAGCATTAAGAAAATCTACTCAAACTGTTTTTAATCCTTATAGATCAGGAAGATTAATTATAAAAACTCCTCAATATAAAAATCTAAATATCTATCTAAAAAAACTCTTATATAATGAGGCCTCCATTTTATTATTAGGAGAAGCAGGAGGATATTCAGGCCTAAAACACTCAGGAATACCATTTACCAGCACTTATATCCTAAAACATCATAAAGTATTTGCTAAGAATAGATCAGAATATAGTCTTTCCAGGAGCAAAATAATAAAAGAGAGATCAGCTACCATAGTCTATTCTTGGTTTGAAAAAAACCCTGAGATATTTTGGAAATGTGTAATGTTCAATACATTTAATTTTCATCCTCACGATTTATTACCTAATTCAAATAGAAAGCCAAATGAGAAAGAAATCAGAGAGGGAAAAAAATATATTCAGAAATTATTTGAAGTATTTGAATTTACTCAGGCTCATGGTATAGGAAGAGTTGCTTTTAATTGCTTAACAGAAATGAAAGATAATAATGAAATTCCTGATATTGAAATAACTTATATTAAACATCCTAGTTATGGAGGCAAACCAATTTTCATTAAGAATATGAATGATATTTTTAATATTGAAATAAGTAAACCAAAATTTAAAGATTTAACTCAATTTCAAGAGGGATTATAATGAATAATCAAAACAAATGTATAATAAAAGGCTGTAATGAAAAAAGATATAAAGATAAGTTAATGTGTGAAAAGCATTGGAAATTAAGGAGAAAAAAGAAAAGCTATAAGGAGGATTATGATAATGGGATATAAACCTAATCCAGATTATTTTTATGAAGATAAGGATTATGAGGCTGAAAAGAAAAAAGCTGAAGATCAAGAAATATCAAAAGAGAATGTTATTAAGGAGAGGAACAAACTAATCAATCTACTTAGGGAGCAATTTAATAATGACTAATTACAAAAATTATTTACTTACATTAAAGAATTTTAGAATCTTGGAATACTTAGATTCTAAACATTTAAACTTCTCTCCTATATTAGATATTATAGCATATCTAAAAGATAAGATTAAACCAATGAATAAACTAACTGAAGAAAGCTATATCATTCAAGCCTCTATTCCAGGATTTACATTCTTATTAAGAGATAATTATATTCTCCTGGAGAATGGCATGATAGACTATACAGAAAAAGAAACAGGAGCTAAACTTAAAAAAGAGATTAAAGATAATAGGTTATCTGAGGTAAATAGATTTACAATAAAATTATTAATTAAAAACAATTGGAGGATGAGGCTTAATCAAAAAATAAAGCCTATAATACCAATTATTCAAGATTATTTTATAAGGAGGAATATTATATATAGTGGAGTTGGGTTTAATGGAGGAGCTTAAAAAAAGGATTAATAAACTAGAAGAGAAAGATAAGAAAAGAGAAATCAAAGATAAAAAAAGGAATATAATTTAAGGAGATTGATTAAATGTATGTAATACCTAAAAAACCTAGAAGATTACCAATAATAAAGAAAATGAATAAGCTATTTAGCAAATTCCTAAATAATCAAGATTATATCAATGCCTCTAAGGTATTACTACTAACAACTTTAAAAGTTGGAGGAGCTAAGGGAATTTTAAATGCTATGAATAATGCTAATTCATTTATTAAAAGAAAAAAATTAAGGAGAGGATTATGAATCAGGTATTATCTTTTATGAGTTGGTTAAAGCCAAAATTAATTTCAGGGGAGCTAAAAAATAGTATTAGAGCTGTAGGAAAGAATGATTATCGTAATAAATTAGGAATTGGAGATATAGCTCATATCTGGATTGTAAATAAAGATAAAAGTAGGGAGTTTATATTTGATGTATCAATTACAGGAAAACGACACTTCAGATTAACGGATATGCCAAGAACAACAGCAGAGGCTATTAGAACAGTCTCCCCAAACACTTTTGACACATGGGATAATTTAGCCATAAAGCAGGGTTTTGAAAGCTATATTAAATTTATTAATTATTATAAATCTCATCCCTCAAAAGATGATAGATTTATATACTTTGAATGGGATAATCCAAAAGAAAAACTTATATTTCAAATTGGTAAATTTATTCAGCTAAGGCTCCAAGATAACCAAACCAATATATATATAAAGAATAAGGGAGGAGCTTATCAATTATTTAATCAATGTAAATATCTATTATTTGTGAATCCAAAAAAAACAATTCCTAACAACAGAATCTTAAATTCTATTGATGAAATGGCTGAGGCTTATGTTGGCAAACATGAGGGAAATAATAAACAATTTGATTTACATATAAAAATGGAAAAACAATTAGATAAAACAACTGAATTTTGGGGGCATTGTAGTAATCTCCAGGCCTGGTATGAGCATGATTTTGATACCAGGCTTTTAAGGAGGAACTTAGCATTTCCTCTACTAAAGAAATTAGTAGATGTAGGAGAGCCTAAGGCTATTAAAGTATTTAAGGAGGAAATAGCTAAAAGGATTATTGAGGATAAGCAGGGATTCTTGGAAGGTATAACAACTCTCTCTACTCAGAGCTACCTAATAACTCAAGGTTATCTATGGATTTTCGATTTAATAGAATTTAAAGCAATTCTCCAAGATATAATTTTAGAGGAATTACATCAAAACGATCTTTTCAAAATTTATGATATATTATTATCAAAAACAATTGGATATAAAACAAATGTATTATTTAAGGAGCCTAAAAAAACAATCTCAACTCAAAAGCAAAAAAATTTAGAGGCTTTCATTTACGATTTTCTTAATGATAAGGAGTTTATAGATCAGGAAGATTATATTATGACTAAAATCTCTTATCTTCCTCTAAGTTATATTTTTATTAAATTCTTATCTAAAAAAATAAAATGGGAAGATCGACCTTATACAGAATATTTTATCTCTAAATATATGGAGGCTCTTATAATGGAGTATAATAAAAAAACCAAAGGAGGAATTTCAAATATTCCTTTAATGGATAAATTAATTAAACTCATAGAGCATAAATCAATGAAGACTATTGGCTCATTGAAGATTTTAACTAAATTCAATTTCTCATTTCAAGATTATAAATACCTAATGGAAAGAATAAAACCTAAAATAAAAGAGTTTAGAGCAAACTTTACTAGTAATGTAGAGTTGCCTCTAAAACTAATGAGTTGTTTGAATAATCAAACAGATTTAACAACAAAAGATTTCAAAGATAATGTAGATATGATCTTGAAAGGATTAAATAAAAATACATTTAAATTATTTCTCCAGGATATTAAGCCAAATATTTCAAATCTTACAGTTAAAAGATTACTCTTATTGAAAAAAATATTTAAAAGAAAAAATATTGAATTGGCTCCTAAAGGCACTTATTATCAAGATATTGATCATGAAATCCAGAGAATAAGCCAACAGATAGTCTATAAACTTCAAGATAATGAAGATTTAATATTCAAAACTAAAGATCATGAGGTTATTGATAGATATTTAAGAGGTATTGGTAAAAACACTAAATTACAACGTATAGAGAATATTATATTAAAATTGAAAGAATTAAACATTTTTATTAGAATGAGTATTCAATCAATGAGATTAATTACAATGATATATCTTAGAGAGATAACAATTAACTATCTTAAAGATTTTCCAGGTTTTAGAGAGAGATTTAAATTTATAAAGCAACATTTTTCAAAAGAAATGGCTTATGATTTTATCAATGGCCAACATCATAAAAAGATGAGTTATCAACAGTTGATTTTATTTAAGAAATGTTTTAACTTTAAAATCTGGAGACCTAGCAATTATAGAACTTTTAATAAGTTTTATGAATTATTATCTAAGAGAACAGGAGATAATAAGAAATATATTCAGAAAAAAATAACAGAATGGTTTTAATATCCAAATCTACTAAAAATAGAAAAAAACAGAAAAAAAACAAAACAATATAAAAAAATATGGAGGAATGATAAGTATGACTACATTATCAATAATAACAGAAAGTAAAAAAGCGATTCAGAAAAAGGCTAATAAATTACAGGTAAACATGGGAGTAATTTCTAATAAAACATTAAAGATTTTTCTCAAACTCTTGAAAAGCAAATTAGAAAAATTGACTGATATTGAATTAGGATTTTCTCCTCTAAGCTTTAATGAAGATCGAAATCTATTTAATCAAATCGACCCATTTATAAAAAAAGATTCAAGATTAAGATTATTTACTAGTTATAGTGAATTTTTTAGGTTTTTCGATCTAATGATAAATTTAGGCTTTCTTGATTTTAGTGAGCTAGATTATCATTATGAAGATAATAAACTTAAAATACCTGAAGAGCCAAATCAAATAGGAGATAATATTAATTTTGCTGGAAATCTTGAAAAGGAGAAAGAAAAGAAGAGGCTAGAAGATATGGAGCATATTAGGAGTTTAGTAAGACAATCTCAACAGGGAGTTGCTGAATTAGACTTTAAACTAAATAATCTTAGATTCTAATGAGAATAGAAATTCCTATAGAATGTAAACATTGTAAAACTAGGAGAGGTTATAAAAAGCAAAAGTATACTCCTAAAGATATTAAGAACATCCCGAAAAAGCCAACAGCCAAATGTAAATTATGTAATAAATACATAACTATTAACAGGAACTACATTATTGATTATATTAATAAGCAAATAAAAAAGTCTAGAGGTTCTAGTCAAACCCAAACTAGCCTTATAGATCAAGACTATCAGCTAAAACAGGAGATTTTGAAATTCTTTTCTAGGACAGATATAACCTTTCATGGCCTAAAGATTTCTCAACATCTAAATATACATTATTCTATTATTTACAAACATATAAATTGGCTAAAAGATAATGGCTATATAAACCAAACTAGCTCCTATCCTAATTTTTACCAATTGACTAGTCAAGGAAAATTCTATATGAAATATGGAATTACTGATCTAAAAACTTTTAAACAAATCCAAAATAAAGAACAGGATGATCGAATAAATAAATATTTAGGGATAATAAAAGAGTATATTCATAATCTTTCTTTTAGATTACCATTAGATTCAATACCTAATTGGCTCTTATCTTTTAAACCGATCAAAAAAACTGATGGAAAATATAAGAGCTATAGTAAAATATTAAATAATAAAAAATATTTTTTTAAACCTATTATTTTAAATAATTGGCCAAGACCAAAATATTATGCTTATATTGATAAAACCCAATTTGGAGGCTTAGATACATTAGAGATAAATTTAGATTCAGTTGCTTTTAATTTTAATAGAGAGAGAAAGGATTGCTTAGTATCCTCAGCCTCTGGATTTATCAATTATTTTAAAGATAGAGAAAATGATGTAAAAAAGTGTAAGGATTTATTAACATTAATGGGTTTTAAATTAATTGGAGATGAGCCAATTCTACATAAAAAGCCTCATATAGTAATCGAAACTAAGAATGATATATCTTCATTATCAGGCTTAGGTAAATGGGTTAATGCTAAGATAATTGGCTCAGATTTAGAGATAGATTTAGATAATTCTCCTCCAGGAGAGAGAGGGGAGGGAGAGGCTGAAATTAAGAATGTTGAAAAAGGATTTGAGATTATTCAAATACCTGAAAAGATTGAGGATTTAGAAGATAAGATAAAAGATATTGAAGATAAAATTACTTCAATAGATCAAATCCTGGATAATCAAAAAAAAGATTCTGAGAGATTAGATAAATTTGAGAAAGCTATAGTAGTTCTAGCAAATCAGAATCAACAGGTAAATGATAAATTAACAAATCTTACAAATGAAATATCTACTATGAATAAGAGTTTTGAAAACCTAATAGATATTTTAAAACCTGGAGAAAGGACAAATCAACAAGAGGAGCCTAAACTCCAGAATGATACAAATAAATCTAATTATTATATATAATCTTATCAAGGACCTAAATTAAAAAAATATCTCAGGAGAAATTTCATCAATCTCTGTATAATATAATCTGGAGGAAATGATCATTTTCGATCAATTAAAAAATCCGGCACACGTTTTTCATACTTTTACCTGATCGCTTTCGATCATTTTCAACTCTAGAACTAGATTTTTTTCAGGAGCATTTTTCTATTTTGGATACCTGGAGCCTCCAGGCTCTTATAAGATTCATTTAAAATATTTTCTCCTCTTAAAATTTTACGACTAGTGATCGATTTTAGATCAAATTTATTAATCTAATCAGAGTATTATTAATTAAAACCAATCTGGAAAGATTATATATGCCTAATAAAGATATTTTAAAAAATCCAAAAAATAAAGAAATTGTTTTAAAGAAGATTGAGGAGCTAGCTCCTAATTTACAAAAGATCGATGAGGAGCTAAGAAGTATAGGAATGGAAATAAAAAAATTAGAAAAATATTTCACATATAAGAAAGATGTTGATCTATTAGAGAAAATCTCAATGGCTTTAAGAACAGCTATGATATCTCCTAAAACATATCTTTCTCAACAGATATATCAGAGAGTAAAGAAAAGTTAAATCAATTTTTTTTTATTTTTTTATTATGTTATCCTATAAAATTAAGGAGACTAAGGCTGTTATAAAAAAAGCATTGGAATTAAGTGAAAAACCTCTAGTATTAAACTATTCTGGAGGAAAAGACTCTTTATTATTATTAGATATTATTCAGCAAATAACTGATAAATTTATACCATTTTTTTGTTATACAGGAATTGAATTTGAGGATACTTTTAGAATAGTTAAAAATTCAGCAAAAGAAAGGGATTTACAATTATTAATTTCTTATCCTGAAGATCATAAAGGAGGCTTTTTTGAAAGAATAAAAGTTATGAAATGCTTTCCAGGTATTAGATCGACATGGTGTAGTAGAGACTTAAAATTTAGGCCTCAAAAGAAAGTATTACAGAGAAAATTTGGAAAGGGAGCTTTTTATAAATTAAATGCTGTAAGAAAGTATGAGAGTAATAGAAGAAATAAAATATATAGAAGTGATACTTTCTTTAAAGAGGATTACCATGTGTATAAAGATATAATGGTATTCCCAATTCTTAATTGGACAACTGAAGAAAGAAATCGTTATTTTGAAAAAAAAGCAATTAAGATTGAAATCAATGAATTATATGAGAAATTTGGAGTATCAGGCTGTTTTTATTGCCCATTTTATCAACATAAAATATATAGAAAGATTTTAGAATCAGATATTAATAAGTATAATGAATTTATTAAATGGGAGGCTCTATTAAATAAACCTGCTGTTATTAATCATAAATTTCTCAGAGATTTAAAAGAGGAAGTTAAGAATCAGAGAAAGATTACTGAGTTCCTATAATAATGATAATCTTGATATTAAACTGTTAATATTTATAACTCTCTCTCCATTATTTCTATTGGAATTTTTTTTACTAAAAAATTCAGGAGTAAATAAAATGATGTGTTCAATTCAAGAAAATTTATTTAAACAAATATGTTGCCTAATAAATAAATCAATAGAGGAAAATAAACCATTTATCAATACCAAGAGAATTAGAAGAGAATTAAAGATATCCTCAAAAGATCATAGTTCTATAAATTATATATGGAGGAATCTGAAATTACTCCAAGAAGAAAGTATTATAAAATTATATCCAGAAGCCTCAAATACTCTTTATGAAGTAAATAACAAAAAGATAACTGAAAAACAAATTCTTAAATTAATACAAAATTTTAGAGAAAAGAATTAATCCTCATCTTTCAAGCTTAAAAGATTTTCTTTTATCTTCTAGAAAGTCTAGTTATCTGAGGCTTAGTGAGAATCCTTATGTAATATCTCTAAAACCTCCAGGAGTTAACGCTTTACTCCAATCCTCCTTAATATTCAGAGATAATTAAGGATATAGAGGGTTTTGGTAAATTCTGGAGAAGTTGGGATGTATGTTTTTATATGTTGCTGTATTTTTTGTCATATAAAAACTTATAAAAACATTTAAATACTTAAGTTGAATATATAATAACATATAAAAACAGTTTTTTTTAATAAAATAATCTGGAGGAAAAAAAAATGAATTATGAGGAAAAATACCTGGAGTTAAGAAGTAAATATATAGACTTCATTAACTCTTTTGATGAGTTGCCTGGAAAGGAAAGATGGGATTCTTATAGAACAAATGCTAATAAGAATAGGAATAATAGAGATTATATACCTGAGATTCTTTTACAAGAATTTAGAAATTATATCGATCTTCCTTATTTTCAGAAATATCCTTTTCTTAAAAGATATAATAATTATTATCAAGAATATCAGGAGTATATTTCAAATAATACAGTTGAGGAGATCATTCTAAGAAAAGGAGTTCAAGGAATAAGAATGACTTTAATCAATATTGATGAGGCTGAGCTTTATTTTCCTAATGTTAAGATAATCTACTCAGTTCATTCAGCTCTACATAGCTTAGCTATGTTGCTTAAAGTTCTTCATACTGAGGAATTTAAAGGGAATGAGATAATGCTTTATGAGGAGCCTCAGCTATATCATCCTGGAGATAGGGAATATGTTATGTATATAGCTGAAATGTTAAAATTACCTCTAGTAATCCTAAGTAGAAATGAGAATGCCTCTTTTCACTTAGAAGTCAATGGATTACCTAAGAAGTTCGGAAGATATTGCACTAAGACTTATAAAATTGCTCCTGCTAAAATCTTCTATAGCAAATATTTTATTCCTTTAATGGAAAAGATTAGATGTTGTTTTACCAAAAAACAATTGATTAGATTTATGAATGATAATAATATTGAATATCCTAAAAGCCTTAAATATCAGAAAAAAGAGGAAATCTCAGATTATATCATTTCTAAGATTGAGAAAGCTCCTAGCTTAATTCCTGAAAAAACAACTCAATTCCAAGATTTTGAATTTTTTGGAGAGAGAGCTGATAATGTTATTCAATTGATTGGGATTAATAAACATCAATCTGAAAGTAGAGCAAAAAAGAATCCTCATGTTATTCCAACTAAATTTTCATGTAATAGAAAGGGAATGAGAATCTATGAAGTTATGCCTTTATTCCATGAGACTTTTGAGGAAATGGAAAAATTAGTTGAGGATTCAGGCCTAATAAGAAATCCTTATGAAATTGAATATAAAACATTGCCTCAATATGAAAATCAAAAGAAAGAAGTAAGAATGGGATGTATTATTTGCCCATTTAAAACCATTGATTACTATGCTTTCCTTAAAGAGAATTTTCTTGGTAGATATTTTTTAGCTCACTTTTTAAGACTAATTGGCTCAGTAAGAAACTTAGCTCAGGGAAAATCTGAATACTATTATTATGATGAGCATGATTGCCCAAAAAAGAGATGGGATTTATTAAATATAATGTAAGGGAGGCCATTCTAATATGAATTATATATTTCTTATTTTCTTTATGGTTTTTATCATTTCGATAAACCAGGAAAATATAATCATTTCGATTGATTCAGTAATAAAAAGATTAATAAAATAAATGGAGGAAAAAATCATGGTATCTCAAGCTGAAATAAAACAAGCTCTAATTAAAGGAAATTTCTCTAAATATGAATTAGCTGAGGCTATTCCAGATTCTGACCCTGATACAATCAATACTCTATGCTCTAGAATGGTTAAAGTAGGAAAACTAAGAATAGTAAGAAAGGGAGCTAAAAGATTATCTATTTATGGATTGCCTGAAAGTGAATTTTTGAAAAACCTGGATAAAAGAGAGTTAATTGGCCATTTAGATTTTCTTATGACTTTTTTTGAATCTAATGCTAATGTTATTTTATCTAATCCAAATAACCAAGAGTTCTTAGGAAATAACCAGGAGAGATTTGAATTGATTACAGGATTAATAAATCAAATGATTAGTGAAAGCGAAAATCAGGAAGAGGAGGAGGAATAAATGGCCAAGAAAAAATCATTCACTTTTTTTAAAGTTCCTGCTGAAAGTGAAGTAATTGCTGAGCCTCTTAAGACTAAGGAAGTCAAACAAATAACTCAAGAGGAGCCTATTATTGAAAAGCCTCCTAAGATAGTAGTTGAGAAAACTCCAAAAAAACCTGCTAAAAAACCTGCTAAAAGAAAGCCAAGAAAAACTGAGACTCAACTTAAACAAGAATTTAAAGAGGGAGTTGCTAAATTAGATAGAAAACAGCCTAAACAAAATAAAATAAAGAAATTATCTAAAGCTAAGACTATTTCTGAAATCATAAAAATACTCTCCAGGAATAAGGATAGAGACTCTCCTCTATCCCATGATTCTCTCAGGGGAAAGCTTTTAGATTTAAAATTGGAGGAGCTTAAACCAGAAATTAAAAGATTAAAAACCATAGCCAATAAATTACAATTAACAGAATAAATATTTTTATTATTTTCTCTTTTCTTTTTTTTTTGTCTATTGATCTGATTAATGTATGATAGCTTATTCTACTAATGGGAAGTGTTAAATAGAAGTTAAACCATTGTTTAATTGTAAGAGCAAGTGATTAAAAAAATAATTATTCCTCCATAATTATTATTTTGTTAATCTAAAACTCCTGGATTCAATGATATGAGAATCCAGGTAATCTATAAATCTCTTATTATTTTAGCCTCCTTTTAATTATTAACGTATTTTAAATATTTCTTTATAGAATATTTCTTGATTATTATGTTTGATTTTGATAATGAATTAAAAAGTGTAAGAGAAAAATATGTTTTAAAAGCAAAAAAAATCAAAAATTTAACTTCATATATTGCCTGGAAATATTTTCATAAAAAACCTGGAATAAAACTGTTATATATGGTTAAAAATGATATTGTTATTAAAACCATTTTTAATTATGAAGAGAATCCTGAGAAATATTTTAATCTATTCAATAATGCTGAAAGACTTATGCTAAGTCTCTTGGAAAAGTCTTATGAATTAAAAGAAATCTTGGAGTTAAAGGTATTGATATATTTTTGCTTACTCTTAGTCTCTAATAATAAAGAGGCCTTAGATAAGCTATTTGCTGTTTGTAAAAGTAAATATAAAAGAATGGATAAATTTTATTCAGCCTATATTTTAAATAATAGTTATTGTCTTAGTTTTATATAATGAAAAGAGAATTAACAAATATACAAAAGCTATATAGCTATCTCAATCCAGGTAAATTCTCAGAATTAGAACTTATGATCATTAATATAATGAATAAGAGTGATTATATGACTAAACCAAGAATTAAACAATTAGTTATAAAAGCTTATTTCAAAAATCCCTCTGAAATCGAAAATTTATCATGGAATTTTAAATTTGAAAAATTAATTAATCTAGGCATAATAGTAAGCTTGAGGATTGAAAATATAGATTCCTCAGAATGTATAGGATATAAATTATCTAGTTATATTTAGAATAATCCAGGCTTTATTTTTTGGTATTCTTCTAGGATTCATAAAAAAAACCTGGTAAAAAAACCTAGCTGAATCAATGGTATTCCAGGATAAAATTTTTTGGCGATCATCAAGAAAATAGTTATTTTACACATATATAAATCTTATTCTAGTTATACAAAAGATCATTTGACTAAATTAGCTGTTAAACCTAATTATAAAGGCTGAAGTTATCAAAATTAAAATTCCTTAAACCTTAAATTAAAGAATGATTAAATTAATTTCATGCCAACAGAATTATCATTTAATATCAAAGTAAAAGTTGTTAATGTGAAAAAATTGGGAAGAAAAACACTAGTAGTTCACTCTCCTGGCTTTAAATTATTTCATTATAAAGCTGATGTAATTTTTGAGAAAGCTTATTATTCAGGAGAGACTATTAGAATAACTGTTAATAGCTATCAGAGGAGTTTTAAAAGCTTTAAAAAAGCTATTAAAAATAATATTCTAAAGGGAATTAAATTTAAGGAATGGATATAACTAAAAATTATTCATGGTATTGAATGACTAAGATACTTAGCCATGCCTGAATATTTTGAGTAATATTTTTAAAAATCTCATCCTTAAGCTAGTATAAAGATTATTTATTTCAGCTTAAAGTTTTTTATAAAGTTAATGTAAATATTAATTATATTAAAATAAAAGTTAGAGGTTAAATTAATGGCTAAAAAGAGAGAAAAAAAAATATCTGAAAAGGAGAAACTTCAAACCAGGTTTTATTCATTACCTAAATCTAATAGGGAATGGATTAGGATGAGAATGAAACAAGAGCAATTAAAATGGAGTAATCCTGAAGATTATAAAGAAATAGATCAATTAATTTTTAATCAAGAATCTAATGTTGCTAGAAGAAATAAAGCAAAAGAGAAAGAAAGTAAGAAAAAAACTTAGATTCTATTTTTTTTAATTATAAGTTAATATAATATATTTTAAATCATTTCATTCTCAGGGAGCAACTTCTAAAAACCTGAAAATGATCATATTTGATCATTCAATTTATCCGGGACAAAATTTCACGATCGATTATGATCAGTTTTAATATCCTGATTTCCAGGAAAAAAGATTGATTTTGAATACCTGGAGCCTCTAAATCATTATAGGATTCATTTAAAATATTTTCTCCTCTTAAAATTTTACGACTAGTGTTAAATACAATATAATCTATATATTATTCATGCTTATTTAATTAAAAACCCAAGAGGATTGAAATAAATGAGTGATTATTACCAAAACAAATTTAAAAGAAATCAAGAAAAAATAAGAAGAATAGTTGAAAGTAAAAGAATTTATACTTACAACAGGAAAGGAGATTTTGCTTTAGTAAAAATAAGCTCAGTTCCAAAATGGCTGATTAGATTATCTAATTCTACTAATGAGCATGATATTCATACTGTAAGTAAGTTCATTGAGTTTAGAGGGAAAAAAGGGAGATGGCCAAATAATATTGAAAGAATACTGAATCATGTTAGTTTTTCCTCTAGGTTTAAAATCCCTGAGATTGTTAAAAGAACAGGTATAGATAAAAAGAATATTGGGAGATACCTAAAGCAACTTTCTGAAAAGGGTTTAATAGAGATCGAAAGGGATTATACATTTAAAGAGACAAAAACAGGAGAGCTTAAGAGATATTATTATAATGCTGTTAGAGTAAGTTATGATCAAGCTAGAGAAATTAAGAAAATACTAAAAAAGACAGGATTAGACTAATAATATACTAAATAAAAGTTTTACCAGGAAAAATAAAAAAATTAAAAAAAATATTTTTAAACTATATTAAATAGAGCCTCTAATATGAATCCTGCTGAAAGATCAGTAAGCTCATATTCAATCTCATCAAAATCATAGTCATAAGAATCTAATTTAATATCGGTAGATAATCCTAACTCAATTTCCTCAGAGATTACAGCTAAAGTTTTATTTATATTAGATTTAGGAACTACTAAAAAGATAATATAAATAGATTCAATCTCAATCTCTAATTGTAATCTTTCATAAAAATCCTGGATAAAATCCTCTTTAGCCTCTGAGATATTCAATCCTCCCTCAAAATCTATATAGTTATAAGCTCCGCCAACTACATTGAAATACCAGGTATCATCCTCATCTCTAGGGTCAACAACATCTTTAGCAATCAAAATTTCTCTAACGATATAATCAGAATCTTTCTCAAAATTAATATTAGTTCTTACTCTCAAAACTCTGTAATTTATTGCTCCAATGAGAATAAAGCCCATAGCAATCAATAAGAACATGGAAATTGAAATAACGATTAATGATCTATTTCTATATCTCTTTTTATCATTCTGAGCTTTCTTTCTAGGTGGTTTATTTCCTCCCATGATATTTACCAAAAATTTATTTATATAATATTTAACATAAAAAATATAAAAAAGTTAGTTCTAATTAATAGTAATAGAAATTAAATATAAAATAAAAACAAATTAAATTGATGTTAATATGGCAAAAAAACAAACTAAAACTCAGAGAAAACCCAAATCTAAAACCAAAGCTAAAAGCCAACAGCCTAGAAAGGGAATAAGAAGAATTATCCCTAAAAGCAGAGCTGGAAAAATAGGATTAGCTGTCTTTCTGATTGCTATAATTAGTATTACTAGTATTTACTTAGTATTCTTATCTATTCTACAGCCCTCAGGAATGGGAGGACAGGGTTGGATGAAATTTCAATTTATTGATGGCACTAATGGAGAGGAGCTACAGGGAGAGGTAATCTTGATTCAGGTTAATCATACTGATAAAAAAATAAATTTTGATGACTTTCCCTCTACAGAGGGATTATATGATAATCCTGTTAAAACAGGAGACTTAGTCTATGTTCCTGAGAGAGCTTATGCTGTTGTTTGGGATGTAGACTTAGAATCTGGAGATACAAGAAAATGGCAACCATTATCGATTTCTCCAATAGGCTCTGAGATAAAAGAAGAGTATGAGACTAATACATTTATTATCTGGTTTGAGAGCGACCCATTAGGGATAGAGGCTAATATAACACATATTGACGATGTTAAGATTAATGCTACTTTATCAGATTTTCCAATAGACACTAAATTTGATATGGTAATAAATATAACAAACTTTAATTTTCCTGCTCCTGAGGATGAGTATGATACCTATGGAGCTAGCTCCTGGATTCCTGAATATTGGCTAGAAAAGAAAGGATATGACTTAAGCTTGGAGGAAGAGGTATTCGGATTAGGCTTATGGCTAGCTTTCAATGGCTCAGAAATAGCTTATGCTGATGTTGAGGATAATGGAGAGGAATATACCGATGTTTATTATATTGAATCATGGAATACAGGCATAGTCTTGTTAGATATTGTAATGTGGCAAACTCAAATGGAGATGACATTAGAACTAAAAAGCTCTCCTATTGAGGTTTTTCTGTTTGAGGGGTTCTTAGAGGATAAGGAAGATACTAAAATATTAATGATAAAAGAATGGGTTTAATCAGGAGGATTGAAAATGAAATCTAAGAATAGAAATAGATTAGCCTTAGGTTATTTTATTTTCTTCATGGCTCTTTTTCCTATTCTAACTCCATTAATACCTAATGTTCAAGCTCAAGAGGAATTAGCTGAAAAAATATATGTTCTTAATGGAGATATCATTAAGAATTTTAAATTTGATACATTCAGAGGAACTGAGATTGAATCAAATAGATATGCGGGAGGCAAATTGATATTTGAGAATGAGGCTCAATGGAAGATTGCTCCTGAGGATATTAAGCTAGTATACTCAGCAACTCAAGGAAATCGAACTTATCTTTATTATAAATTGGCTATGAGAATGAAGTTAAATCTTTTAACAAATGTTAGATTATCTCAGGCCTGTTCTACAGGAGTGGTAGAGAAAGACTCCTCATTTTCAGCATTACGATATAGGAGATACTATTGGGATGAATGGAAAGAATGTAAGACCAAAATCTTAGGAATATGTGTTGAATATGAATGGAAAGGAGCCTGGAAATTAAGCCAAGACTCAACAACTAGTATAAAATATAATCATTATGATTTTGGAGATATTAGATCATGGAATGCTCAACATAATTCATTCTCAGGAAATTTGGTAATGAGTTTTGATATTGATGACTCTCCTCTTCCTAACAATCTAGTTGACGATTTAGGTAGACCTATGACTAAGAAATTCGATTACATAGGAGTAAGCTCTTTAATTGTAGAATCCTCAGAGAGAGGTAAGTTATCTGAAGATGAGCCAACTATTCAAACAATTCAGCCTAGCGATTTTGACGATGAGACAGCAGAAAGGAAATCCTGGAGTGGAGACTCTGACAAATCCAGAGGAGGAAAAAACTTCGATTTCAATATACGTTTATTTGACGCAAAATTAACGAATACTTTTGATGAGGGAATATTACCTCAATCTCCAGGCTCATCTTTAAACCCTACCTTAAAAGATGGCTCTCCTCTATTCGACCCTATGGGAACTGATCAATCTCAGCCTGATTGTAAATTCACATATAATCTAGGGAGATTATCTCCTGTAGTTTTAGAATATTCAGCAACTATGGAATATGATAAATACGATGTTAAACATAAGTTATCATGGTTAGGCTCTAATTATGATGAGTGGAGCGGAACTACAGGCTCAGGGACAGCTCGAACTAAACAAGTTGCTCTTCATGTTCAAAATAGATATATTCAGCCAACTCTTAAGGCTGTAATGAATGTTTGGACAGCTTATGAAACTGAAGTATTACAAACAGATTTAGAAGACGATACTTTAACAGCTCCTGTTGAGTATTATGATAATCTTATATGGACAGCAACTGTAGATGGCTCAGGAGGAGTGATTCATACTGAAGATCGACCTGGACCGTTAGATTGGCTAGAAGATTTATTGAACTTAGAAGGCCTCATGGGAATAATCTTTGCTATAATCGGTATTGTAATGGTAATAGTAATTTTATTCTTAGTAGTTAGACTAAGCAGAGGAGGAGCAAAACCTAAAACTCAGAGAGTAGGAATAGAAGTTCAGCAAACAGCTCAGCCAAGCCAACAATATACTCAATTAGCTCAAGAATTACAATCAGAACTAGGAAAGCTAAAAAAAGAGAGAAAGAAGATAGAGGAAGAAAGAAAAAAACTAGCGAAATCTAGGAGACGACAAGAGCAACAGCTATTTTAATTTAACATATTTTTTTTTTACATTTTTAGATAAGATAAACTTAAATAATAAATACCAAAAAAGGAATTAATTTAATTATGAGTAATAAACCTGAATCTAGAAGAAAATTTACCAGAAATGACCCTCAATCAAGAGGACAAATAGAATTAAAGTGGATTTATCAATTTCAAATATTTTTCCTGGTTTTAACTGTTATAGTCATTTTTTACTTAAGTTATATAATTACTCAATTCCAGGCCTCAGAGGAGCCTGTATTAAGAGACCTAGCAGGTAAAAGCCAAATCGCAGTTATTTTTGGCTTAGCAGGTTTAATTTTCATTCCTATTATTAATGATATAAAAAAGAAAAGAACTAAAATAGAAATTTCCTTAGGATTCGAAAGGAGAGAATTTGGAATAATGTTTTTTGTTATTCTTATTGGATTTGCTATGATTTCAGTAAGTAATTATTTAATTTTCAATACTATTGATATTCCTAAGTATGATATATTAGGATTCAATTTATTATATTTCTCAATTTCAATGGCTATTGTTGAGGAATTATTTTTTACTATAATATGCCAAATTTTTGTTGAAATGGTATTTAATACCTATATAGCAGGATATATAGCAAGACCAATAGCTTTTATGAGTTATCATTTTGCAGTTTATGGAGATCAGCCTGAATTATTATTCTCAACTTTTATTGCAGGATTTGTTTTAGCTCTCTCATTTAAAGCAACTAAGAGAATCTCTACTAATATGTTTATACATGCTTTTATCAATGGAATAGCTTATGGATTATCTTTTCAAGCAGGAGGAGGATTTTAACATGGGAGGAGGAAATATACCTAAGACCAGAAGAAAGACTAGAAGATCATTATCATTAGAAAAATATAGAGAGGGAGCTATAAATTTTAGAATGATTCTTAGGAATAATATTATTATTACAGCAACTACAGGAATGACACTCCTCTTTATATTACCATTACTAGCTAAAACACTATATTCTTATCTCTGGATTTATGCTCACGATAATATCAACATTGGAGGCATCTTTGGGATTGAGGTTTTAGGAGATGTATTCTTAGGAGGCCTGGAGGATGTTATAGGCGATCCTGGAGAAGCTGTAGGAGGATTAGTTCAAGCTATCGTTGGGAGTATCATATATCAACTTCTAGGAACTTTAATATTAGAATTACGTTGGATAGAGACTTATATGAGGAGGATAATTAGATTTATGTATTTATCAATTTTAGCAACTATGATCATTTTTCTATTCATGTATTTTATATTAAGTTTAATTATGAATCATAAAGTTAAACTTAAGGGAATAATATTATCTAGTATGGTAGGAAGTGTAATAGCTTTTGGTATAGCTTTTTTCTGGATACCAAATGACCCTATAATTATGGAAATGCTCAGAGAATTAGTTTTATCATTCAATAAAGGAGACCCTTTTAAAGAAGTTCCTTTATTAGTTATAGATATACTTTATGCTTTCTGGATAGGGTTTGTTATATTAGTTGTTTTGAATTTAATAATCACAACATTAGTTGAATATGCTTTAAGGGATTTTTGATATGAGTAATAAAGGGAAGAGTAAGCAGAGAGTTAGAACTAAGAAAGGGAAAGAAAAACTCACTCCTAGAAGAAAAAAGAGGAAAGTCAATTACTCTACATATAAAGAGACAAAAAAGCAGAGGAATATAGCTATAATGCTAATTCCAATTATGGCATTTTCAATAATCATTATAGCAATAATCTTAGCTAAAGATGTAAATCTCAAAATCTCAAACAATTTGAATCCTGTAGAATCTGATCAGATTCAGATCGTTTATCAATACAATGGAGAGGAGCAAGTTCTTAAACCTGGAGAGAACATACAAAAAATACCTAAAACAGCAATTCTAAAAGAAATAAGGATTCAAAAGAATTTCACTTCTATTTATCAGAATACTACACATATTAATTCTGTAAAAAAGAATATTACTTATGAGAGTGAGGAAAAATCCTATAATAATTTATTAGCAGAGGAGTTCAAAAGGGAGCATGAATATATGAAAATCAAGAATAAACATATTAATATACTCCATATATATGATTCTTTTAATACTTCTTATTCTCAGATAATCAACTTAACGTATTCCATAGATGTTATAGTAGATCAAGATGGAGTAGAGACTAATTTATCCTTTTGGGATTTTCAAGGAAATGGTTTTGATATATTATATACTTCAATCAATAATTTTACCAGGATTCAAACAATTACTTTAGCTCCTGTAGTATATATAAATTCCTCATCTTATAACAATACATATATGAAGATTGTGGCTATTAACTCTCCAATACATTTAACTAATTTTAGCTTAGAAGTTAATTTAAATATCTCAGGCTATTTCTATGATGAGGAGCCTGAAAGTTATTTTAGTGTTGAGGAATCAATAACTTTTAACTCAGAGTTAGATCAAACTTTCAAAATAAATTATGAAGAGAATAAATATATAATCTCAGATATAATAACTCTCAATATAACACTTTCATTAGGGTTATGGATTTTTAATAATTTTACAAAAATAAACAATACAGTTATAATAGAAGATTTAACTCTAATATTTGTTTTTGTAAATCCTGATCTATTTTATAGCTCTGCTTTTGGATTATTATTAGGAGAGATTGATATTAATAATATTGATTGGGAAGATCAACATTTAGACTATACAGTAAAATTTGAACAATTAGCAATTTTTTAATATGAGTGAATCTAGAAGAAAGAAAAACCAAGATATACTTAGGAAGTATAAGATCATTGGGCAAGACTTTTACTCAAATCTATTAAGAGTAATTGCTTTTACAATGGTATCTACTATAATTTATCTAATGTTTTTTCCTGTATTTGTTTTTAATTTTGTAATAACTCAAGGATTAGATGAGCAATTTTATCAAACCTTTCCTGAGCTAGAAGCAACAGATATTTATAGTATTTCTGCTTTTGTTGTATTTTTTATAATACATATTTTAGTTATAAGGCTGTTTATACATGATAATTATATTTTCATAATAGCTACTATTACTGTTGCTTTTGTATTAGGCTTAAACTTTATTATTGGAGAGGCTATTTATGGATTAATTGCTTTTACTCAAGCTGAATCAACAGTTTATTCTAGTTATGTAGTGGATCAATTAGGATTAGAGATTTTACCAGGTTATCAACTAAATTTCGATATTTCATTTCTTACATTAATAGGTTTAATCTTATTATATGATGTGTTATTAATATTTTTTATAATTGTATTAAGACCAGAGAAATTTAAAAGAGGTAAAAAGTAAAATGGCAAAAAAACAAACAAAAGGCTCCAGGAGAAAGAAAATGGTTAAAGTAAGTAAGAAAAACAAAAAAATGCTTATCTTGTTAATAGACACTCTGTTAATAATAATAGGCATTGGCCTAATCTTAGATGGTAGTTATTCAATTTTTCTACAGCCTGACGACCCAACAATATTCCATATAGGTAGAATTATTAGAATAGCATTTGGTATAACAGTTTTAATCATTGGAGCAATTAGTTATAGATATAATATGAAAAAGAAATGGTAAATTAATAAATGAAATCTATTGAAGAAATACAGAAGAGTTTGACTAAAAATCAAAAGAGGATTTTAAGAGTTGTTAATGATGGGATAGCAACTCCTAAACAGATTCAATTTGTATTAGAGAATAGATATAACCATAAAATTTCATATAATACTGTTTTAAATAATCTTTTTAAATTAAAGAAAATTGATTTAGTAGAATTACAAATAAAGGAAAATAGAAAATATAAATATTGGTTTTATCCAGGCTTTAGATTAAAGGAGATTAAGCTATGACTAGAAGAAAAACTAAAAAACAATCTCAGAGTAGTAAAGATTTCAAAAAAAGTCTTTATTTAAATATTCCTTTAGGGATTCTACTCAGTTTATTATTCTTTATGGTATTCCAATGGATAGGAGAGAATTATGGGTTTTTACCAACTATAATGCTATCAGGGAATTTCAGAGGAAATGAGGAAGTAATTCTATTTGTTATTAATTTAGCTTTCTCTATATTTTTAGGCCTCTTAATTACATTCTATTTAACTAGGAGGCTCTAATAATGAATAAAGAACAGAGAATTATATTATTTACAGGAATAATCTTATGTATTTTATCTTTAGTTATGGAATTAAATTTTCATTATATTCAATTTCCAGGAATAGAAGTTCCTGAGGGAAATCCTTTTTGTATTGGAGATAATTCAATTGCCTGTAGAGGAGAAAGATCGATATATCCCATATCAACATTCTTGTTAGTTTTTGGATTAATTTTAATCTTTTCATCATTATTATTATCTAATAGAAAAAAACCAAAAAAAGAGAAAAAGAAAAGAGTGAGGAAATAATGGCAAAAAAACAAACAAAAGGCTCCAGGAGAAAAAATAAAGAGCCTAGAGTAAAGGTAAAATTAACAGGATTACAGAGAGTATTCTATAGCTTAGGAATTACTTTCTTTCTGTTAGTAATATTAATATTAACTACAATTGGAATATTAGCTCTTTTATATGGAGAGCAAATTATTCAGGGAATTAAAGATATTCAAAATATATTCCCTGATCTATCAGAATTAGGAGGAGGATAAAAAATATGCCTGAAAAAAGTCAAAGAAAAAAAAAGTATAGTAAATCAACATCAAAGGAAAGGAGGAGCAATATAATTATACTAGTCTTAGCTATTATTACTACTTTTATGCTAGGAGGATTCTTACTGTTCTTTTTTGCTGTATTTTTACCTATATTTGTTTTTATATTTGGAATTGTATTCTTTTATGCTTTTTATTCTAGTATAGTGAATAGGAGGAGAAAGTAATACTTATGCCTAAAGAAAAACAAATTTTAGTAAATAATTCATTAGCCAATAAAAAAAAGCTAATGGCTGATAATATTAAAATGAGAAATACATTGCTCAAACTCCAAAAAAGCTCAGCTATAAATAGAGAGGAATATATCTTTGAGAAAGATCGTGAAATCTCTCTTCAAATTTCTAATCTATTATTTAAAGCGGGAATTAAATTAAAAGAATTAAATAGTAGGGTTGAGGGAGCAAAAACAAATAATTAGAATGAGGTTTAGAAAATGCCAAAAGAAAAATATGGAGATTTAGAATATAATATATTAGAATACTTATATAAGAGTGAAAAGCCTAAAAGCAAATGGGATTCTTTTGAGAATGTTGCCCAATATTTAGGAAAGAAGAGTATCCCATCTTATACAATTGAGAATATGGCCAAGAAAAAAGTAATTAAAATAAGAGAAATCCTTAATATTAAAGCTATGAGAATAACCAAAAAAGGCAAAAGAGTTTTTGAATCCAGATTTATAGAGCCTCAGCCTCCCATCAAAAGAATTGATATTACTGTTAGCTTTTACCGTAATAGGTTTAGAAATCCTGGTAAATATATGAGATTCTTAACAGCTAAACCAGGAGCCTCAAAATCATTCAATCATAAAATAGGGAGGAGAGCTGATTCAATTTCAAAAGGCTCTCAAGTAGTAATGGGTTTTACAAAATCTAATAAATGGGAAGTTCAAGGAGTTTTAATTACATTAGATAAAAAGCCTGAAAAAAATCAGGAATTAGCTATAAGAATTTTTAACGATATAGAAAAATGGCTAGGTGATAGAAATGGCTAAAAAACCAGGAAAAAAAAGAAGAGGCTCAGAAATATTATATACCAAAGATAAGAGAGTTTATAATAATACTCAAGAGAGGATTCTAAAAGCTATAAAACTTATAGATAAACTTACTTTAGAGATTATACCTAGCTCAGATCGATTTAGGCATAATATTGACTCAACTCTAATCCTTAAAAGCATTTATGGATTAGCTGATGTAAAAGATCGTTTAATTAAAGTAAATAATAGATTAATTAAATTCAAACCAAAAGAATAGTGTGCAAAATATGGTAGAGCTTACAATATTTGAAAAGGAGTTAAAAACCTTAATTAATTCTAAATATCCTAAACTCTCTATAAAAAATCCTGAAATTAAGAAGATTAAAAATAAGACAGGATTAAAAAAAGCTTTAATAGAAAATAAGAAAATAGAATTTATTTTCAGATTTACAATGAATAGGGAAGTATGGATTCCTCTTAAAATGATCAAAAATCCAATTCAGGCTATGAGTTATTTAGGCCACGACCCCTATGATTATATGAAAGCAAAATTTACAGGAAAATGGGTTATTAATTAAAGAAAATAAATAAGTAAAATGGCTAGACTAGATATTTTAAATAAGGAAAATAGCAAAAATGTTTTTACCTATTATGATTTAGCAGGAAAGCTAAATACTGATCTTGAATCAGTAATACAGGACCTGAAAAAATTTAAAGGTTTTTTACAGGAATCTGATAAAAAAGATTTAGATACTATAAGGAACTATTTAATCAAATCCCAAAAGAAGTTTAATAAATTAAAAACTAGATTATATAAAAGTAAAAGTTGGTTTATGAGGAAATAGTATGACTTTCAGGAGATTAAAGAAAGGAGAGGCTGAGAAAGGCTTAATAATTTATCAGGATAACTTTATTGATAAATATGTAATAATTAAAGTTATAAATAGAGGTTTTTACAATCAATTAACTTACTCTAAAGTTCTAAAGAATGGTAGAGTTGCCAAGAGAAAATTTACAGGAATAGAGGAAGATTTTTTCATTAATCCTGGAAAAAAAGAAAAAATTAAAATCCAATACAATCCTCAAAAAACTCACATGATCAATTACCTGGATTCTAATATGAAAGGAAATATTGAGACCTTTAGACAGGTAAGAAAAGGGAATTGGTATTATACAATAGCCAAACATAAGCAGAAAGATGAGTTCTATATTGTAAGATTAAGCTCTCAATTAACCAATACCATTATTTCAAAAAAGCCTATTGAAATTTACAAACCTAAAGTAAAAAGCATGACTCCTGAGCAAATTCTAAAATATATTAAGATATATATATCTAAAAACGAAAACTTTTCTGGCTCAGGAACTATAGTATTCTAATTAATAGAAAAAAGCTAAATTTATAATCTTAAAGGAGAATATAATAATCATGCCTGAATCTCAGAGAGATAGTAGTTATATGAAATATAAAAAAGCATTAGATCAACTTTGGAAATTATTAAGAAATCAATCTAAATTAGAAATAGAGTTAGAGAAAATGCCTGATAAATTAAGAGAAAGGCTATATAAACATCCTTTAGTAAATGCTTATGATCTATTACCTTAAGGAGAATAAATAATGGTAGGCTATTCAGATAGAGATATAAGAAGAAGAGCAAAAGTAGTTAATGAGTATAAGAAATTCCAAGCTAAATGCTGTTTTGTTGTTCTTTCTGGAGTTGTTAGTTTTTTCTTAGTTCCTCTTTTCATTGATTATATTGATTGGGATATAAAAATGAATGTAGGAAGTCAAATAGTAGAGTTAGATGGGTTTATCCTCTACGTATTACTACTTATGCTATTCTATATTATGTTTAGAGTAGCTTACTATTGGAAAATTAGGAGAATACAAAAAGGAAAATATAGATCAGGAGTAAAGGCTGAGCCTAGAACTAGAAGATAAAAATTAAAAAGGAGATAAAAAATGGCTAAAAGAAAAGAGGGAAAAAAATTAACTGATAAGGAAATTGAATTTTATATTAAAGATGAGAATGAGGCTCATAAGACTTATATGGCAATTTATAATTTAGATATGAATAAATTTGGCCATTTCAGAATTATGGCACTCCAAGAGAAAGAACATGAGAAATATTTACGTTCCTTATTAGCTAAAAGAAAAGAAGAAAGGAGAAAGAAAAAAAATGCCTGAAAAGGATAATGGCTCCAGGAGAAAAAAAGAAAAGAAAAAAAGGAAAACAAAATATAGATTAAATAAGAGAGGAAAGATTACTATAATAATAGCTCTTATCTTTACTTTTGGATTTACAATATTATATTCTTATTTTAATTATATATTAGGCTCTCCTATTATTATATTTGGATTTCCATTTGATATATCCTATTTTTTTGAGAATTTCTTATGGCTCATTTATCCAATAATCTTATTATGTGTTTTAAGCAATGGGATTAAAAAAGAATAATTTTTATCCTGGACCTAAAAATTATTTTTTCTAATTTTGGAAATAAATATAGGTAGAACTTATTTTGAAATTATCTATATAGTAGTATTGAAAATTGAATGGCCATAGAATCACGATCTTTTTAAAAACCTTAAAATATAGGTAGAATCGATCTATTTTCACACTATTATAATTTTTTATTCAAATAATTATCTAGGTAAAAATCCTCCTGAGAAAAATCTTTCACATAGCTGAAAAAATAAATAGAAATTCAAGCTATTTTTAATTAATATAATTTATCTTTAAAATGATAAATATGAGTGATAAAACTAGAAGAAAAACAAAACCAGGAGCCTTAGGAGGAAAAAAAAATCCTAATTCCAGGAGAAATGCTTTACTTATAACACTTTCTGTTGGAATAATAGCAGGTATTCCAATAGGGATGTTATTACAGCCAATTTTCCTTTCAATTTTACCAACTGAGGAGACTCTTGAGGCTGAGCTGAATATATCTATAGCTAGAGATTGTAAAATTATTTTAAATGATACAACTGAGGGAGGCTTAGGCAAAAGAACTTTTGACTATATTACCTATGCTAATGAGAATATTTCAGGCTCTACTATGGCTGTAAGATATGGCTATTTTGAGAATCCTGAAATTCATTTGGATTTAATTGATTTATCTCAGCCTGATATTTCTTTAAATGAACTAAGAGAAGAGTTAGAGGATAGAGGCTATGAGGAAGAGGATGCTGATTTTTTTAGCTCAATTTATCCTAGAGCCATGAGCATTGGATTACAGGGATTTGCGACTTTAAATTTGATGAGTGAAGACTTTTTTTTCCCATTTATTGATGTATCTGAATCTCCTCCTGAAGCTTATTGGCCTTCAGGAACTTTAATTAGAGATGATCTGGAATTGAGTAAAGATAAGCCATTTACGATTGATCAAATAGTTTGTATATTAGAAATGGATTATGATGTATCAGGAGGCTTAATTGAGGATGACTATATTTATGTATCAGCAAATTTATTATTAAATGTTCCTAGAGCTTTAATATCAGGGGAATTAGAAGATCATCCTTTAGATGTTCTTACTCTAAGAGAATCAGCTTTTATAGAAGAGGGCGATACAAGAGATATAATCATTGAAGAGTTTTTCTTCAATATCAATGAATTTGATGAGCTTAATGCCTTTTCTATGGATTTAGTAATAGATAATAGACCTGAGACTCTTTATGTGTTAGGAGGCTCTACCTAAACCTAATTAATCTTTTTTTTTAACTTTTTTTAAACTGAAAAAATAAATACATATTCAGCCTATTTTAAATTAAATTTAAATAAATGATAACCATGAAAAATAATCCTAAACCTAGAAGAAAAACAAAATCAGGAGCCTCAGGAGGAAAAAAAAATCCTAATTCCAGGAGAAATATTATCTTAATATCTATTAGTCTTGGAATAATAGCAGGTATTCCAATAGGGATGTTATTACAGCCAATTTTCCTTTCAATTCTACCAACTGAAGTAAATGAGGCTGAATTAACCATAACTCTCTCAAGAGACTGTAAAATTATTTTAAATGATACAACTGAGGGAGGCTTAGGCAAAAGAACTTTCGATTATGAAGAATATGCTAGTGAGAATATTTCCTCTACATTAGGAATTACCTATGGCCATTTTGATAATCCTGATATAGTTCCTGATCTTATAGAATTAGCTGATGGTAAAAATACAGCAAATGAAGTAAAAAAAGAGCTAAAGAGCAGAGGCTGGAGAGAGGAAGATTCTGATTTCTATGCTACTAAATATCCTAGAGCTATGACAATATATCAGGGAGGAATACTTAATCTATTATCAGAGGATTTTGTATTCCCTTATATTGATATTGAAGAGGCTCCTCCAGAGCCTTATTATCCTCCTGGAACTTTAATAGAAGATGATCTAGAATTAAGTAAGAATGATTATTTTGTTATTGATTACTTAGTTATGTATATGGAGATTGATTATGATGTATCAGGAGGCTTGATTGAGGATGAGTATGTAGAAACTTTTGTATTCTTTCTATTAGAAGCTCCTCTTGGATTATTCACAGGAGATATAGAGGAAACTAATCCCCTAGATGTAGTCTCCTTAAGGGAGAAAGCATTTATAGAAGTTGGGCAAAAAAGAGATATTGTTATTGAGGAGCTATTCTTCAATATCAATCAATATGATGAGATAGAGCTTTTCACAATAGATATAAGCATTGATGGGAAAGATACTCAAACTCTTGGAGTTATAAGTTCATAAATTATTTTTTTTATTTTTAATTTTTTCAATTCAAGAGCATTTTTTTATCCTGAATAAAAAAGTATTAATAAAAAATAAATTAGTTGAAATAGTTATAATTTATATTTTGGATTGATAATATATTATTAAGAATATTAATTTGAATTGTGATGAATAAGACTAAATTAATTTCAATCATAGGAATTTTAACTATAATCTCTCTTTATAGCTTATCTATGGCCCTAGCTGTTGAGGATTCTATTGTTTTTCCAGAAGATTCATTAAGAGATCAGAGAGTATTCAAAATTAAAGATTTGAAAGAGCTTACTGAATATGGAGAAAACATAACAGATTTAGCAGAGGAGGATGATCTTAAAGAATTAGATCAATATTACAATATTCTGGAAGAGAATTGGGATAATACTGAATACTCAAAAACACTTACAGATTCAGAATATAATGAATATAAAGCTCTTGATTTTAGAAGAATTGAGATAACAGATTTAGATAAGGATAATGCTAGTATTGATTTCTATACAGAGGGAGATACAAGAGATATTGATATTTTTTTAGTTTTATTCTGGAGCAATTGCTCTAAAGAGGGATTCACAGGCTTGGGAGCCTCAGAAACATATACAGGAGCGATTGAAACTATTTATGCTATAACAATGGATAATCGAACTGTTTTTGGAAATATAGATTTAAATCATAATGGATTCTCAATAATAATTCCTAGCAATTGGTTTAGGGATAAGGAGGATTGTTGTTTTAAAGCAATATCATATATCCCTGATACAACAAATACTGAGGATATTAAATTTCTTTTTACCGATTTATATTCAAGCTATAATTCAAACCCAATCTTACAATGGCTTATAGATAATTGGTTATTAATCTTAATTATAAGCACTATTTCCCTATTTAGCTTAGTATTTATATATTACTTCAGAAAGAAAAGAAAGCCTAAAAAATCCTCCAAAAAGAAAAAAACAAAAAGGAGATCAAGAATTAGATAATTAAACATTATAGATTCTTCTTAAAACTTTCTCAATCTTTTTTTCAAAATTTTCCAGGAAATCAATCTTATTATCAAGAATTTCACTAAATACCTTAGTTAAATCCAATTTCTTAACTTCCTTTAACTTAGTTATAGAACTTTCAATAAATTCATTATATTCCTGAGTTTTCAGAAAAATTTGATCGATTAATTCTAGGTAATCTCCCTTTTCAAAATTAGGCTGAGAATCCTCCTTATTCTCTTCATTATTACTATTATTTTCCTCATTACTATTATTTTCCTCATTACTATTAGAACTACTCATAAATTAAATATGATTTTGAGGATATTTATACTTTCAGCCTTTTTATTATTGGATAATTATAATAAATTTATAATATCCTAAACTTACCACTTTTCAGGAGCATTTTTCTATTTTGGATACCTGGAGCCTTCAGGCTCTTATAAGATTCATTTAAAATATTTTCTCCTCTTAAAATTTTACGACTAGTGTTTTAAATATAAATCAAAAGTTTGTGTAAAATTACACAAAAGTTTGTGTAAAATTAAAAAAATTAAAGCATATAAAAACGGTTTATTCTCATTTTCAATTCTTTTAACCGATCATATTGCTTTTGGACTTGATTCTTTATTGATTCCTGGTATTCTTGATTCTGCTTAGCCTCAAAAGTATTCTTTTTAAGATTATTAATTGTCGCTATTGCTTTATATAATAAGTCAATTGATTTTTGTATTTCATTCCTAATATTAACAATACTAACTTTTCTCCCATCTTTAAGTAATATATTAGTATTTAAACTCATAATTTAAAATTGGAATTTCTTAAATAAAAAATTGAGGTAAATTGTTTAAATATGTTATTATAGTTGTTTTTATGAGTTTTTGATGTTTTTATGAGTTTTTAAAAAAGCCAAAAAGTCAAAAATAGCTTTTTTATAATAAAACTTTATATAGAAATTGATTGATTTTCCAATTAACTAAGTTAGGTAAAAGATGATCGAATATGGGATTTAAAGATAAATTTGTAAAAAAAATTCTTAGTGAAGATGTATACTCAGGCCTAATGGTTTATCCTGCTATGCTTATAGCTCCAACTATGTTTATGCTTATAATATTACAGGTATTATCCTTTATGCTTATGGTTTTTTTTGTTGTTGGTTATATTGTTTATATGGTAGGATTAAAATATTTAAAGATCATTTATCAAGAAAAGTATAAAATTTATTTATATCTCTTTTCAATAGTTTATGATGTTGATTTTAGAAAGCCTAGCGTTGGTTGGATTGTTATAGACTCTACAGAGACATATCCAATAGAATTAGGTATAAAGGATGAGATATTAGCAGAGAAAAAACAGATTAAAAAAGAATTATCTAATCTTTTACAAAAAAAGAAGAATCTCTCCAGGCTCCTTATATCTCCAATTGAAATGATAAAGAATAATCTTTTAACAGAGGAGCAATCAAAAGATAAAAAAGACAAGAAGAAAGAAAAGGAAATTGCTAAATTCTCTGAGGAAAGAGAGAAAGAAATCAAGAAAGCTATTGATAAAATAGATGAGCAAATAAAGAATCTTAATATAAAATTAAATAAAGTTAAAGACTTTGAAAAACAGAGTGATGAGTTAAGGGAATTACAAAACAGCCAAAGGGCTAGCCTAAACCTTAATAGACGCGACCCTAGTAAACCAATAACAGAGATTAAATTAGACCAGGAAAGTTATAATTTACCTGAATTTACATTCTTTAGAGCTAGAATAGTGGATTCAGATATTTATTCTAATAATAAAGAATTAATTTTTCTTTTACCAACTGATAGCATTTTCAATTGTTTTATTTTTACTGATGACTATGGTTATTTTGCCAATATGCAATTAGAAGTTCCTAATTATGCTGTTGCTACATTCCTAGAGGGAGGAGTTTTCAAAAAAATGCCTTATCTCATTTGCACTTATTCCTCTTATTATGTTAAGAAAGGAGGATTGATACAAATGAAGAAAGAAATAGCAGAGGCATTAATGCTTAATGCCAAGCTCTCTTATTTTGCTGATGAGGTATCACAAATAAAACATGAATACGAAACCCTAATTTATGATAACATGGATTTAGAAAAGCATAATTCTACGCTATCTGATGAGCTAAAGAAAATCAGTAAAAGAGGAAAGGAAGTCTCAGAAATGAAAAGAGAGCTTTCCAAATTCTCATTTAAAGGAGTTAAAAAGGAATATCAAATGATAACTATAATGTTAGCAATTGTTGTTATCTTCTTACTAGTTCTTTTATTATTAGTATGGATATATCCTGAAATATTTGGATTATATAGGCCTATAGTTGAGGAGCCTAGTAATGGAGATTCAAATAATAATGAGACTTCCTCATTAATCAATTCAATAATTACTATATGTAGATTACTAATTAACTAAGGAGGCTGAAAAACATGGGAGAGGATATGTTTTATGGAGAGGACGATATGAAGATGAAGTTCTATTTAGATTTATATGAAATGCTCTCAAAAGATATGGAAAAACAACAAGAGGCTTTATTAGGAGTTAGGATTTACCTTAGAACTATTGAGAGCTTAAATGTATCTGCTTTTGAAGATGTTGATTTTTTAACAATTCTTCAAATTGATCTATCAGATATAATGATAATTATCTTTAACTCTCCTCTTCAATTGAATGAAAAAATAGGTAAAAAATATCATAGAATATCTAGATTGCTTACTTATGAGCTTACAGATAATATTAGGAGACCTAAATTAATACAAATTTATTTAAGGAAATGGATTTCTGCTGTATTAGAGAGAATAGATCATCATTTCAGAATTATTGGTTATATGATGTTAGAGGTAGGAACAGCAGGTAAACTAACAAGTTCTATGATTTCAAGAATGTATAGAGATATTAAAGGAGAAATTAAGGAAGAGATTAAAGAAAATTTTATGGATAATGAATAAATATATTAATATCTTTAACCTATATTTTCTATTGAGAATATGGTAGTTTATAAAAATCAGGGATATAGGAAGAGCATTAGATATAGCTATAGGCAACTCTCCAGGCTGAGATCGAAAAAAAAATCATTTAAAGGAAATTTTGAAGAATATGATTATCCTGCTTTAGATCGTTATTTTATTGATCAGTTAGAATATGCTATGAGGAGAAAATGGAATAACCATTTTACCAGGCCTTATGCTCTTAAAAGAGATATAACTGAGGTTTTATTAGAACATATAGAAGATTGTATAAGATCAGGGAGAAATGTAGTATGTGAGGTTAATAATAAAAGTGGTTTAGGTAAATCCCTCATAGCAGTATGGCTATGGAAAATTATTAACGATTTATTTATAAAATATCTTCCTCAAAAGATAAGAGAAACAAGGTATAGCATAAGAAATACCAGAGTAAGAATATTGACAAGCCTAAAATCCAGGAATGATAATACAACTCATAAGGTTAATTATACAAATCATATCATTGAGAAATTATTAAAGAAGATTAATCTAGATAAACAATTTCTTAAAGATTTAAAGAAAGTAAGGTTAAAAGGAGAAATTGATATGACTTACTCAACTGATTTCTCAGGCTCTAAAAATAATTTCACTAAACTTTTACCAGGAGGATGTAATCTTCAAGATGAGAATAATGAACTTTCAGGCTCAGGCTCTAGAACATTTGCTAAAGCATTTAAGAATATAATTAAAGCTTTTAGAGTTAAGCAAAAGAATTATATTTTAGCGACTCCTGATTTTGCTTACGTTCCTAATCTCCATTTTATATTAACTCCTCTTGGATTTGCTAAAGATAAACCAATGGAGCAATGGCAAACTAGAGCTTTAGTAAGGTATATCGACCCTGAGAAAAAAACCTTAAAAGCTCTATATTTAGGCTATGCTCTATTAGATATTGGCTCTATAGTTCATCTTTTAGATGTTTACGATGTTGCTAAACTAGAGGCATTAGAACATTTAGAGGACTCAGGAGGAATACAATCAGGCTCCTTAACCGAAGACCAGAAAAGCAGAGATAAGAAAAAGCTTTTCGATTATGCTAAAAATAAAGATTATGATGGGAAGAGTAAAAAAGTTCTAAAGAATTGGTTAATATTTGACTTAAACATGGATACTGATGTTGATTATATGAATTACCTAATTGATGAGGTATTCAATGAATTCAATAAGGAGAAAGATGAGACAAAAAAAGCAGATCAAATAAAACTTCAAGAGCATAACCGATTAAAATATAAAATAGATGATCAAAATGTTTTTGATATTCCCTATGAAAAAATATTGGAGGATTTTGATATAGAAAATACAAATTGGAGAAATGTTGAGAGAGATATTGAAATCTTCAAATTGAAAAAAGGAGGTCTCACTTACCAACAGATAAGGGATAAACTTAATATAGAATTATCCGACCCTCAATTCTCAGCTATTAAAAAGAAATATGATGGCTATATCTCTGATGTTAGAGGAGAGATGTATGAGATTCATAAAGCCAATAAACTTAGGGAGAATCCAGAGTATAAGGATTGGGAAGTTATAAGGAATGGAGCTAAAGGAGAGCCTGATGTTTATGCTATATCTTCTGATAAAACAATATTAGAAGTTTATTCTTGTAAATGTTTTGAGATTTCAAAAAATTCATTATCAATTCCTATGAAGAAATTTTCTCCTGAGATAGATTTTGCTCTAAAAAACCATAATAAATATAATAAAATCTTTGTTTTCGCTGATATTTTTGATCATCTAAATAAAAAGCCTTACCAAAAACAAATTAATTATTTAAAACCTGAAAAAAGTGTAATAATTCATAAGGAGTTATAAATTGAATTGTTTTATTCAAACAATTGAGTTAATTAAGGCACAGCCTGTATTGAATGACTAACTAAAATTTTTATATTTTGATAATCTAATCTTTATTCATGCCATTAAGTAATGAATTAATAAAATTAGAATCCTTAGTTAAGCAATTCTATATATTAGATAAAAAATATTGGGATTTATATAATCAGAGACTAAACCTATTCAAATATACTAGTATGCTAATAAAAGATCATCCTGAAAGAAAGGAGAGAGCTAATTGGGATAAGAAAAACAATTATAAACAAATTCAAAAACAATATTATGAGACAAAAGATCAGATAATTGCTCTCAGGAGAAAAATTTTCCTAACTTCTAAACAATCATATATTAAATTAGGGAAAGGCCAAAAGGCTGTTATCTCATTTCTAAGGGATAATAAAGATAAATGGCTTTCAATAAATCAAATAGCACAGGGAATAGGCTCTAGTGTATCCTCAGTAAGAAATTCAGTAAAAACTCCTCTTAATAGAAATTTTATACTCTCCAGGAAATCAGGAAGAATTAATGAATATAAAATCAGTGAAAAAGGATTATCCTTTCATGTAGATAACAGGCCATTATATGCTTATGATTCCTCCTTTTTAAACTATATTGCTGAAAATCAGCCTATATCATTGAGTAAAGCTAAATCAAGTATCTGGTATAAAAAAGATTCATTAAGGGTTTTACAATATCAGAAATTTATCAGAATAAGAAATGAAAGAATATTTCTAACAAGAAAAGGAAAAATATACTTCAGAGCCTCTAAAATTTATTATATTTAATCTTATTCCTAATACTAATATTTTTATTCTTAAAATCTAAATAAATGATAACTAACAAATTCAATCTCTAATAATGATTTACAATATTTTATTATATGATGAGGGAGGAAAATTAATTCTAGATATATCATTTGAAGAGGAATTAATTGACCCTGATAAAGTAGAATTATTAAGTGGATTCCTCCAGGCTTTACAATATTTCTCTAAGACTATGCTTAAGGGAAAACCATTAAAGAATGTAGAGTTTAAAGGAATATTGATAAAAATTATAGACTTAGAAATAGAGAATGAAATTAAGATTTTTCCTATG